CTATTTTAGCTCGTTTTACCCTATTTTTTACGCAATCCTTATCCCGAACTCGCGTATATATGTGATTGAAAATTCTGTATAACTTCCACAGCTACCATTACAATAGGCAACAGTACACGCCCTTTGGCCGGCTGCTATTTTGCAAACCCAGTTGCGATTATTATTAAATGCGATGCTGTATTTCACCGCGTGGCTTGGCGCTGGTATTGTGTTAGGAATGGTGAATATCGTGCCTGAGTGAATCGTTCTTACAGACCCCTGTATGCAAACCATGTTACCAATTTGCCGAACATAAAGCGAATCTTTTATATGCTTCCAACCAGAGTCATATAGCTTAGGTTGAAAGTCACCGATACCGGCAGCTCCAATATTATTACGTATTTGCTGTTTCTTTTTTTCATCCGCTGCCATATCGGAAAGGCAATTTTCTAATTTAGCATAAGAGTCTAAATCACTTTTGCCTATAGCCCCAATATGAGAGCGACATTGCGCAGCATCGGTTGTTTGTGATACAAATTGTAATAATCCACCAGATTTAACTGCAAATTTTTTATCAGCATCTTTTGTAGAGTACACATCTGCTGAATTTGCTTTTTTGCCCAATGCTTCATTTAATTTGGAATTTGTTGCGTATTTCTCAGACAACAACACCCCATTTTCCTTAATTGCTGGTCCGAGATTCACAGTGTTGTGACCTACAATATTAATATTATATGCAGACGCAACAATAGAAAACACTTGGTCAGCTGTACTAAGGAATCCAATACGTGCCATTACGGTATTTGCTGAATCCCGCCAAGAAATTGCATTTGTTAGGCTATTGTTCTCCTTCAATACTTTAGCCTTCAGAATTAATCCATCAGTAGCACCAGATTCGATCTTGGTCACGCCATATATATTCGCATTTCCATCTGAGCCGATAATGCTGAAAATAATTTTACCTTTACCGTCTCCGATGTGAGTATTACGAAATTGAGTATGACCACCATTATACCCATGCACGTTAATCCCAATCTCTCCAACCGCATTAGCTGTTCCTTGATAGATGTGGTTTTCAGCTAATACTAATCCACCGAATGTACCTTTGCTGGCAGATACAGGCTGGTTAAATGTTATAAATGATTCACCAATTGTCGCAATTAAAGTACCATTAGCGTAGAAACGAAAACCGATGCCATCTATCAATGATAACTGATAATTGTGAGTGTTACCAGTATATTTGACATTAAATGTGCCATCATTGTAATTCAGTTCTGTTTTAATGGCTCCGGATTTAATGATAACACTCTTATTGGCGGTCACATCTCCGTCCGCATGAATTGCCTTTGCAAACTTTACAATACTATTCACTGTTTGCGTGCCACTTGCGGGGCTAAGCAAGAGTGCGTATTTACCAATAAATGCGTCCTTCATACGCAGCCCTCCAGTTGATGTCATAGTAATTGACTGAAGAGCTTTGCCGGTCAATTCATCTTGCTTAACAGGTACCGATTTAGCAATAGCACATCCATAAGTGTTGCGACCAACTTTTGAGTCTCCACTCTCATAAGGCACGCTTTCTGTTGAGTTCAATTCATAAATGTACTGAGGCCATGATGTAATTCCTATTGCGCCTGGGAAATAACGTAGCTTGCCATTCAGGAATACATAACCTGCACTGACAGACCCTGATGATACTTCACAACCACTGATGATGAAATTATCACAGTCATCGAAAATCTGAGCGAAAGCCAACGCCAAATCCTGAAGATTCTCTAAGTCATCAGCATAAGTGTAGCGTCCACCAGTTTGTGCGCTAAATTCTTTCATTTCGATTCGTATTTGATGATATAAGTTTTATTTGCAAGCCGATACCTGTCAATGACATATTTCAGCATTGCGATGTATTTTTGCTCTGAAATAAGCTTAGTGTCAATTTGTGGAGTTGTAACGATGAAGCTGACAGTACTTTCTTTGGTTTTCTCATCGCTACGGTATAATGTTAATTGGCGAGCTATGTTGGTTTCTGTACTATGATAGACCAACATGTTTAAGCTCTCATCAATATTAGCTGACTCTTTATAGATCGGCACACCAAGTACTGCGGTGTTTTTAATCGATATACGGCCTCCATGAGCAAAATATTTACTGAATTTATGGTTAAGAAACCATTCAAACTTAAATATCTGAGAGGTCATAGCCGCTTCGATTCTTGTTTCTTTGGCGTATGATACAAAATCATCATTAAGCCGTCTCAACGGTGACATCAACGCTTGAAGATACAAGATGAGCTTACGCCCTCCAATATAATAGGGCACAAGCTGATTTATTGTTTTGTCAAAATTGATATAGTACCTCATACGTTATCTTCCAATTTAAGAATTATTGTATCACGCCACAATGGGAGGTCAGTTTCTTCGCCTTCACCTGTACTCTGCTTGATATATCCAGAGTTAGGCACATAATATCGTTCAATTTTAGTCTGAGCATTATCATATTCATCTTTTATCAGATTGTTGTCATCGTCATATTTGGCGACGAATATACCTTGATGGTCTGTGTCATCTGAAGATACCGCTACGTCTGTAACATGTTTGACATTTTGTATGCAGTCAATTACTTTCTGAGCATAAACCAATCCATTAAATTCAATATTGGCAATATATTCATTCAAAGCTTTTTCTATATCTTGATACAGTTCGTCTTCAGTCACTGCTCCATCATAATACACTACAACTCTTGGAATCAACACATCTCCAATACGACTCACAACTTTTGCATGTTGACCGGCAAACAATATTTGATTGAGGTACGCACGAATTGCCACCATTTCATCTTCATCGATACGAGTATATGCTCCTGGTTCCCCCGTAGCAATTTTGAAACGGACCAATTTGTCGTGAAATCCTTTTTCCTCTTCTTCGGAATAAGCCACTTTGGTTATGATGCGCTTAGATGTATCAATGTTCGGATAAGAAAAGACAGTACCATCTTCATTCATTACCAAATCATCACCAGATTGATATTTTAGCAATGCGTTAGCAAAATATGCTGGGGTTCCATTAATACGATGATGAAGATCCTTAGCAAGATCTATCTTAAAGACATCCATAACATTCTCAAATGTCCAAATACACGCCGATGTGACCCATGTAAATGCGTCAAGTATCGACATTTTTGAACTATTCTCAAACTCTGTTAATTCGAGATAGCTATTGCGGCAATCTTTTGCCTCAGCATATATTTCACTCAGTGTCCGTGCCATTGTCAGGTTGGTATAATTGATTGTTTATATAAAATTTCCATGTATCAGATACATTCCATTCCGGTTCATTAAGAATCGTGTCAATTGCAGCATACCCCCTTGCTGAAGGTTCTGTTGTAAGGTACACAGTGCAAGGGCGTCGGTCATCATAATTAGCCACGATGTATTCAAGATAATCGTCAACAACATTATCGTACACAAAAAACACATCCGTCAAATTGAGCTCCTGAAGGCTCATATCACCGATTGGCAAGAGATTATCGATAGCCGTTGAGTGGAGATCGAGTTTATATGTTCCAACAAACATAGATAGTCCAGTAAGTGAGTACCCTCGACTTGTACATATATATTCATCCACAATAATAGGCTTACAAAGAATCAAAGCACCGCCTAATCCTGTTGTATCAAGCTGAGTGAGTTTGAGCGTATCGGTGTCTCCGTAAATACGGATGCGGCGTTTCTCTGTATCATTATCAAAATAGTGCTCTATGGACTGAATCGCAACTGTCAAAGCAACATATTGTAATTCAGAATTATCACCCCAATCAATAATCATAGTGCCTTCTCCTGCTACTTTGAAAGTAGTAAAAACCATATCAGCATTAACTCCAATCAGGAATATCAAATCTTCATCTGGGCGTTTGAAGTACACCTTACGAGCCCCAGATGATGGGGTGATATTTTGAGTCTTGAAACCTTCTGTAACAGATTCATTCAACACAAAATCCTCGTGATAAGTTAATTCCTGACCATACGACAATTCTGAAGTCATATTAAGATCCGGGTTGCTAATCAGAAGGTCAAATAAACCTTCAATGCTGCCATATATGTGCAAAGCAACGTCAAATAGATTTTGATTGGGTTTTACGGTATATGTAGCCATATCTTTATTTCTCCAAGTCTTTAGCGTCTAACTCCATTTGCTTAGTATCGTAATTATAGGCAGCATTGCGAATAGTCACGCCATCTGCACTAAATTCGTCCTGAAGCACTTTGGATAGACTGGTTGATGCAACATTATTAGAGTTAATCCATCGAGCCAACCCAACACCTGTCAGCGGATAACGATAGTTTCCTCCTGGGAAACATGCCAATAGGCAGTTAGCATTTTGTCTGCCAGCCTTAATGATATTGAAATCAGACTGACTACTGGAAAATAGTTGTGCGATGCCATCTTTCAACATTATAAAAAAGCTATTTTCAGAAATGGTGGGCAATGTAGATGCAAACACGTTTTTCATCTTGCCTCCAAAGACAGGAGATTTAACTAAGAACCACTGAGAACCATCAACTTCATTGGTTACATAGGCAAACACACCTTCATCGTTTACACGACGTATGCGAATCATAAATTCCTTATATATAGGAGTATATGGAATAACGAAAAATACACCTTGATTTACAATGGTTCTCTCACTGACAGTGTATGGCACATCTATCTCACCATAAATATAGCGAGACAGCATAGATGGCTGTTCAACCCATCGAAACTCTCTTAGCTTTGGTTTATTTTGTGGATTAATAGCCACATCGCCTGTATTAATATGTATTTCTATGTCTCTACGCATTAGCTTGAATGATTTAGTATTTGATACCTAAAACCGTCTACCTTAGTTATAAGTAAAGTCACAGAGTCACCTGATGCCATCTCATAATTCTGTACCCCTTCATTGTGGTTGTAAATACCTTTCAGTATTATGTTTTTTGAACCAGGCCTAACTCTAAATGTGACAATTGCGGCAAAATCAGTTGGTAGAGAATTCATACCGAACTTATATGCAACCGAACTCTCAGATGGTAGTGTTACTTCAACCTTAGAGTAATTGGGGTCATTATAATACATCAAAATGATATTGTGTTGTGAAAAATCAACTGTGTAGCCACCGCCACTAAACGTCAGCAATTTAGCTTTCGTGTTAATGAATGCAGGAGCAAGCAACGCTGCATTGCTACTGATGCCATAATTTTTTGTACCGCCAGTAACATCAATGAATAATCCGTAATTCGCTTGGTCAAATCCATAATTTCCATGAATATTTGGAGCAGAATTTACTATACGTCCGACGGCAGTAAACGCACCGCCCGCAGAACTTGGTATCACGTCATCACCAAACATCGCATGTCCTTTACTACCTCCAACCCGGAAGAAATTGTTATATATAGCAAGTGATCCACCACCTCCTTGTGAAGTAGCAACCGATCCGATACGTCCATTTCCGATTTCAAATCCACCTATTGTTCCACTTGTGGCTATTACTTTACCTTCAACTGTTAGAATACCGTCGTTACCCCAATATAAATGTTTAGATGCTAAATAGCCAGAGCCATCTTGATTTAACGCCCATTTACCTTCACACATGATAGATACAGTGGAAATTGTTCCTGCTGTAATGTTGTTAGCACTAATCTTTGCGTCAATAGTTATATTACCGTCTTTATCCCAGTTAATCTTACCACCAGCCAATGCGCCAGAGCCATCTGCAAGCAATTTCCACTTATAGCCAAATATACCAGATGACATCAAAACCATAGAGCCTTCAGTCGCCGTAAAGTTTTTCGACGAAAGATTCTTAGAGCCAATATAGATTGCGGTTGGGTCAAACGACCAACTGGAAATAGTGTTATAACCTGAAGTGTTCAGGGAAAAGCCTATTTTCCCGGATTTATCATACGCACGCATGATTGCATTTGTGCTATCCGAGTATAAATAGATACCACCATTGTTTTCAATGGTTGTTCTTAAACTACCAACACTAACTTCGGTAATATCTGTGATGGAAATATATACCCCTCCATTAGAAGGGTCTGAAATCAATGCAGCGTGTTGCGATGAAAAGCGACCACTTCTCATTAGCCAGCCAAACATTTCACCACTTTCTTTATTGAATTTGACAGAGCCACCAACAAATGAAGCTGTACCGTTAGCATCTACATACCATTTATTACTTCTGATTCCGTTAGGTGCAATGGTAATAGCATCAAGGTCAGATGTATATCCACCCTGAGTTAAAGAGGGTGTGTCTCCTCCAGTCCATATTGCCTGATGATTAAAATTCCATCCGGCAATAAAATTAGTGGAACCTAATTGAAATACTTTTTCTCCAGTAGTCCAACCTGCCATACCAAAGTCCATTGCAGAATTATACCACAGCTTCACACCGCCATCTGGAGTATCAGGAAACTCTAAGTCACCAGTATCGTTATCTCCGGACTGCAATACATTTGAGCAGATACCAATCACCCCCTTCAAAGAATCGAGGATAATTTTTTTGTTATGTAATTGATTTTTTGTTATGTTCCAACCGCCAATAGTTCCTGATGCAGATATAATTTTACCAACAAATTCCGCATCTCCATTTGCAAAGAACCTAACGTTTCCATTTGCGAATGAAGCAGTACCGTTAGCATATATACCCCAATAAGGAATTTCAGAATCTGGATTCTGAGCGTATATAGACCCCTCGGACAATATATTTACAATGCCATTGAATGATTGAAGTCCTTCTTCATTAAAAGTCCAGCCACCAATAAATCCACCATCAGCGTTAATATGAAAAATCTTTTTGTCTTTGAGATAGCCATAAATACCAACACTGCTTTCACCAGAAGTAAGTAAATCAGGCCCAATATACACACCAGTCAATGCCCCTTCTTTCCATGTAGGCTCTGGGTTTGTCATATCAAGAATAGCTTCTTTTTTACCTACAAACAACTTCGGTGTCATTATATAAGTTCCACCGACTTTAGTTTTGCTTCCTTCCCAGTCCTGAATCCAATCAAGCATCGTAGATTCACGAACAATATTAAAAGCAAATTGAACTTCGGTGGAATAGTTAAAGCCATCCTGTGTGATGATATGAAATTTTACATAGCCATCCAAAATAGTATTAGGTATATGAGTCACAATAAAAGGCATTACTGTTACTTCCTGTTGTACCCAACTGATCTTTATTCCTGAATCAGAATACGAAACCCTATCTATTTTGAATGGTACGATTTTAGTGCCACGCTTTACAGTAATAGTACCTTTAGCATTAGTTAAATTGGGATTAGAACCGTCAAAATCAGCTGAAATAGAACACGAAGATGGAGTAAGCAACACCGTATAGGCATCGTTCACTGGACTAAGTGTTATTTCTCCTTTTGCTATTGTTCCCATTATACTTTAAGTCTTTATAGAGAATAGTCAAAAACTTATCGCAATGGGGTGCAAACTCATTTTTTATTATTCGTTTTTAAACTGGAGAGTATCGGGATAATCAGAACAAACATCAAAAAACCGCAATTCAGCTATCTCTTCACATTGATCTATATAAACCAAATGTTGAGCAGTAACATTATAGCAGCTGAGTGCATAAAGTTCAAGTTGGCATAAAAGATCGAGAGCTGTGTCCACGCTCATGCTAATATGGTTGTTTCCATACCACAAACATGTTGTATTACGTTTTGCTTTTTTTTCAATGGTGATAGAGTTTACCAATCCCACTCTGGTTGCTTTATCAAGCCAAAGTGCAATATCACCTAAATAAAAACGATTCACATTCTCGCTACTGTCATAGCCTCGTATCTGAATCTTACGGATAGTCTTCCATGCTTCAATGTCATTTTCGCACTGGAAATAGCATAAAATCGCTTCCAGTTCATTTACGGTTGCTAAAGCAAGATGCAATGGATCAATAACTTCAAAAAAATCCTCAATAGAATTTCCATTCATAACCAACCGGTCGGTAATACTCTGAAAACGTTCGTCTTGTCCATCTTCCGAAGTCTTAATCTCTGAGACGCTAAGGTTGATCCATACTACCCATCGACCTTTTTTATAACCACCATTATTGATTGTGGCTGGTTTTGTATTGAATTTACAAATCTGTTTCATTATATAGTCCTCCTATCTAATAATAGTCTTCCATTCTTTTCGCAAGGTGACTTTAGAGATATTTCTATTGATTTTGAAATACCGCTTAAATTCATGCGAATAAAGAAGTGCTTTCATAGCTTTACGCCGGATTCTATAAGTCTGCCGATATTTACAAAAGCCTAAATATGAATTGAGAGTGGCGAGAATGTGGTCAAGATCAGCTGAAGTTATTTCTTTCGCTGGTTGTTTCATGAACTTCGCAATCTCATTCGCTTTATCCCTGAAACGTCCGATAGTTCGATTACTCAAATATAATCTACCGTTTTTAATATATGTGCCAACAAACAGCACACCATGACTTGCAGGCTGGATGTATCGTTTATCCTTGTGCATTGTCAAGTCCATTGATTTTATTTTAATTTCAGCCGCATGTATAAGCCATTTTAATGCTTTCTTATCATTACACACCAAAATAAAATCGTCTACAAAACGATGATAAGCAGCTCTAATGCCTTTTGCTTTTAATTTCTTGACACAATCAATCATGAACGCATCAAAATCCGCCATGTAAAAATTAGCAAACAACTGAGTGGTAAGGTTGCCAATTGGGGCACCACGCCCTTTGCCTGTCCTAAATAGGGATTTATTATGTGCCAACCCTTTCCAATCTTCAGGTGATGAGTTGAACATACAATTCAATTCTGGACGGTGCATTACAACCACATCCAGTAACCATATCAATAGATTCTTAAAATCACCATGATATTCTTCCTGTGCAAAATCAATTAAGTTATCACACATACGACGTTGAGGCAATGACATAAAGAATCCCACTAAATCTCCTCTGAACAGATAAGCTTCAGTGCCGTAATTGTATGATACTTCTTTGATTGCCTCGTAAACGCTATCAACAGCCGATTTTGTTCCAAATCCGACCCTACAATTGTGAGTAACATTTCCTATATTTTCATTTAGTTCTTCAAAATGCGGAACCAATCTCATACATATCCAATGGTGAATTATACGGTCTCTGAAAGCTGCGGCAAACACTTCTCGAAGTTTAGGAAATTTTACAAGGAAACAGGTGGATGTTCCTGGCATATAGGTTCTATCTATCAATTCTGTTGTAAGTACATCCAAATCCTCGTTAGCGATAGGAATGTAATCCTGGAATTGTTGACTGGAAGCTTTACCTCGGCAACAGTCTTCAAATGCTTCCTGTAGAGATTTCCTTAATTGAAGCCAAGCCTTTGTCGGATGAGCTACAGCAGGGCGAACAACGTTAGCGTTGTACTTGTTATTGTTGTTGCTATTACCATTGTTGAAATTCACGTTCCACGAGTTATGAGCGGAGTTCTCAGTGGAAGACCAATGGTTGCCTGTGCTGTTAAAATGCGGCTGTGCAGCTTCGTAACTCCGTACATAGTTCAAACCATGCCACGGAGTCAGCCGCCCATATCCGAGCAAAGCTCTAAGCTCTCTTCCGATGTTACAGTTATTAGGCTTCGTCATCGGAACCCTGGCTTTGTATTAGTGAGCCACGCCATGCTACAAGTTGACGTATCACTGCATCAAACGATGCGATCAGCTGCTTGTGCTTCGTTTCACTAACGAGGTTGGACATACAGTTAAGTGTGATTTTAACTACACTCATTAAAGATATAGCTTCTTCGAGTGCATTTTGTTTAAGAAGGCCATCTTGATGGTTGTAGGCCGCAGCTGACCAACGAATTAATTCTGTAAAGTTTTGAAGCAATATGTCAGATACCTTAACAGACTTCTTTGGCATCAGCTGTACAACTTCTATAATAAGTCGCATAGATGCGTGTAATGACCTGTAAATCGGTGTGTTTTGAAAACCGGTGGCCTTTTTACGAACTTCTCTTTTATTGCGCCGAGCGCGGTTTATTTCATCATTTGAAAGTATTACAGAATCCCCCAATTCAGCAGTAGTTGTGCTATCAAACAACTCACATACTTCCTCATAAGTCATTGATTTCCCGTTTATATCCATATATTTTTAATGTTATTTAACTGTTATAGGCGAGCTGCTTTAAGCAGCTCGCCAGGAAGATTAAAGAAAAAACTGATAGGCTACAGCAGGGCGAACAACGTCAGCGTAGTACTTGCCATTGCCGTAGCTATAACCATAGATGAAATTCACGTGCCACGAGCCATGAGCGGAGTACTCAGTGGAAGACCAATGGCTGCCTGTGCTGTGCTGAGTGAATGGAGATGAGCCATTGGCAATTAAAGCTCTCCAAAGAATCATTGAGTAGATCGGTTTCTCAGCTTCCACTAACGAATGAAAGTAACGATTAATAGCCGCAAGCTCTAACCCAGTGTAATTTCCATATTCTACATGTGATGGAGAAACATGTAGCTTGATTTCATTAGACTCTGGTGAATTAAGAGCCTCTTTAATCATATCGTCTATCACACTTTTGGCTGGACTCGTCCCTTGCCCTTCTTGATAAGTTTCCCCCATACCTCCAGTTCTGGATTTTGCAAAGAAACTATACTGGCGGTACAGTTCACCACATGCAGGTAAATACCAATTTCCTGAAGCATACTGAGGGTCCAATTCTTCTCCTTCCTTGACTGTAGGCTGATAGAGATAACATCCATATCCAGCCGGATAAAGAAATTGCTGATACTTCGTTAAATTATTGTTTGCTTTGTGTAGAATTTCCATTGCATTAGACAATTCTTCTACTGTCTTCGGCAGCTCAGCCAACTGATGCTCATTATCATCTTCATCGGTATAATATATGCTAACCGATTCATTTGCATCAGAAAGCAGATATGCGTTTATAATTTGATTAGCATGACGTACAATTGCTTGTGTCTTTTGCTTACCCTGCCAATCAACCACACACCCGGAAGCTGTTGAATAGTCTTTGAACCCGTCGTCTTCATTTATATCAAGATAATTCCCAGTAGTTTGATAGTCGTTATTAGGACCACCAGTTAGACCACGAGTAGTTATATTATTAATGCTTGGCAAATCAAAAACATTTGAAATACCTGTAGCTGCGTTGATTTCACTTTGAATATCTCCATGCCCATTAGTATCACTACTTGGGTAAAGCCCCCATACACTACTACCAGAATTGATGAAATTATCTGTGCTTTTGAATGGAATATTTTCCTTTGCATCAACTCTGATTTGATACCCAACCAATTTTCTGGTAGCCTTAAATGATTCTGTTGGTTTATTGTAACCTGAAAATATAGTCGGTTCTTCTTCACCTTCTCCCTGCCACATCTCATCGAGTTTATATACAATCCCAACCAAAGTTTTATCTTTAAAATATTGGTCATCGAATGTGCCATCAGCATAAGCAAAGTCTCCAATCTTAGGAACACGACGATAAAAGCCTATTTGGAAATCAGCAGTCAAAACAGAGCCTCCAGTTTTAGTGAGCTCACACTTAGCTATATAACGCATATCTGTACCACTTTCATCCAATTTTTTTACTTCAAGTACACCATTTACAGTATCGATGAACGTACCATAGGTTTTAGCACTATCATCAATGCTCCATTCAATTGCTAAATGACCATCCTTTAATGCAACATCATTTCCTGTTGAAGGCGAACAAACAAGTTTGTACTGATATGTACCAGTTTCAGTAATATATGTTGGACCATTCACAGAAATACTATTAATAGTACGCTTAGAATAATTGATAAACAATTTATTGTCAGAATTGTCGATATTTCCATAAGTGTTTGCTAAAACAAGCTTATTATCAAAAGACAAGTTACCACTCAAACCTATCGTTCCAGTTAACGTTGCATTCAATTTTTGCAACCACATCATAGCATCTACAGCAAATCCGCTCCAAGACACATTCTCTATTTCAACCAAGTTAAGATTTTTGGCTTGAGTATAAGCAAGCTGAACCAGTGATTGAGTTTGCTTCTGAATCTTATGCTCTCCGACGATACGAAGGTTCCTCAAGTTTTCCATTCCCTCAACTTGCAAACTTGACAAATTGGGCTGACCATCAACTTCTATGGCGTTGATAGTCATAGGAAGAGCAACATCAACAAGAGTAGATGTCTTAGGCAATGTTACGCTCGTATATGAAGAACCACTCAACAATAATGATTTCAATCGAGGTAAATCAGCTGAAAATGTACCTGAGAATGAAGAAGCATTTGTTAATCGGATTGCTTCAAGGTTTCTGCAATTAGAAATCACAAGCCCTTTTGGATGGAACTCAATAGGAACATCATCTTCAGCCCAACATTCCAATTTACGCAATCTACGTCCAGTAATAGTAACATTTCCATCCTCTCCACAAGGAAGTAGACCAAGATTTCCTATGCTCTTTGCATAGTGCATCCATCGTATTGTGAACTGGGTATTTGAGTCAGTGTTTGCTACAAGCCTAACAGTTTCTCCGGGAGCACATAGATACGGTTCGTTTCCTTGCTCAACCCATTCATCATTTACTTTAGCATATAAAGCAGCAATCTTTCCACCGATAGCCAATTTGGGGTAAATATATTGGTATGCAGTGTATTCAATGTCATAAGTAGGCGATTCTCCTTGCGTTGTATTTACAGAACGGAAACTCAAAGTACCATCGCCTCCAGTTTCATATTCACACCAAGACATCAACATAGGCAAACGTCTATTCATGAATTGCTTTTCACATTCCAACTGGTCTCCAACAGCTTGCGTAATGGGGTCTTGGCTAACGTCAATCTGCCCATTCATTAATTTAACTTGAGCAACTTCATACAAAACTCTACTTGTCTCATTATAAGCAACAGCTGGGAAATACTCTTGAACCCAATAATATCTTTTCTGCATATATTCCTCAACGCTTCCAGCTATCTGAGCCATTTGAGTGAAAATGTCACGCATCATATTACGCATACGGTCTGGATAAGCACGTTCTATAAGCGTAAACAAAACATTATTCTCACCATTCCAGTAATTACTACCATCTGCGTTCTTTGTATGTTCAAGTACATAATACGGCTTGGTCTGACGGCCTTGATTATCGGTCTTTTTGATTGTATCAAGGTCATCTTGCTTCCATCGTACTAATTTATCCACGGCAGGGTCAATCCAAGGATATACATTTTTTGTACGGTTATCTGTAGCTGCTTCCAATTTTAAGAAAGCTTGGTGAAAAATTGTATCTGTAATATCAAGATAAGATGAAGCATGAGCGGCAAAATAAGACACACGAGCTTTAGAAAAAATATCATTCAAAACATTCATATCCGATGTTCCAAGTGTACTCATTGCTTCTTCCAAAGTCACGCTCTTCTTTCCGTCAACAGTGTCAATACTAATTACAACACCTGCAAGCTGGTCTGTAATCTTTGGGCTTCCATAAGAATAGGCTCTTCCGTCACTTCCCCATGCAGTAGGTACTTTCACTATCTTTTCAAACTTAGATGTTGCAGGATTAAAATAATAAACATTAAATCGTTCTGTGCCTACATTAAATATCCAATATTGATGATCACGTATCAACTTATCACTATCAGCAATTAACTGTGCTTCTGTTCCTGCGTAAGGCTTCAACAGTGGCGAGCAAGCAAATACAAAGTTTGCGAAATCAGCAAAATGAGTGTAAAGCGTCTTCTCAGTACCCCCTTTGGCTTCGTCTTCTATACGAAGAACCCCCTTATCGGTTTCACCACCATCGTACTTAGATCCGATTTCTACTTCAAACGCAAGCGTGTCACTATTTCCGCTCTTATAACAATATCCGTTCTTTATGTCACCAGTGTTAATAGTTACGCTATGAGCATATATATTGCCTTCCCACGCCCCTTGTGAATTTTGTTGAACAACCCAAGGCATTTGATAAAGAGCCGCAATAGCACCGTTATCAGCACCTGAAACACACAAATAATCGGGGCTCTTCTTCTTGTCGTAGCCAAAAGTTTTTTTGTCTCCCTTTCCGCTACCCCAAGTTTGAAAGCCGCAAAAAATAGGCGTTCCATTCCCAATTTGATAAAAACACAAGAATGGCTTTTCATAACAACAAGCATGTGTATTTTGAAGAACGGGCCTGTTGTCACTTCCATTGTTAACAAGAATCTGCCAAAGTTCATCGTATGCCCAAATAGCACCAAGTTTATGGCTTTGCATAGGGGAGGCGTAATTCGCTTTACCTACAAGTTTTGTAATTCCTCCACGTCCATCTTCTAATTCATACTTACTTGCATACACTTGGCTTACTCCATCCAAAGAATTGAAATAAGATATTTTTTTGTAAAACTTTCCATCTTCTTCATAATGAGTTGGATCTCCCTCTTTATATTCTTCAGCAGAAATCTCTTCATCATCTTCAAATCCATCAGATATATTCCACCAATAATATCCCTTTGCAGACGTACCTTGTCCCTTGTCAGTCATGCCAACAAAAGTTCCTGAATGTTTCGAGTCAAGACTTTCAGCATTACCACGTTCTGCATAAATACGAACATCAATAGTCACATTTTTCTGCTTGCTCTGGTTTTCACGGGACGGATAATGACCTCCCTCTGGAATCTTACGAAGTATTGTGTTTAGACCAAGAGCATTACACAAGTCATAACCAATTTCTGTACCATTGAAAATTGAATTGAATCGTTTAAACAATTTTTTATCTTCAATGGTTGGCATACCTGCCATATAATCATTTTGAATCTGAGTTGATCCAAGCTGCTGACCTTTGTAAATACGAATGCCATAAACATCAACATCTGCTTCATCTGAACCAATTACTATTGACTTGGCTCCACCAACGCCAATAGGAACAAATCTATCTTCATCAGTATATATAAACGAACGATTTGATTTGCCATTTACATATATGCGTACAAGGTTCATGCCTTCACCGCGAAGGTTTCTAATGATGTTTATAGCAATATGCTCACGTTTCTCTTCTTGATAATGAACATCACAAATATCTTCGGTAAAGTTGTTTCTACTAAGACAAACTGCACGTGTAGGATAAATTTTTAATCCTGTGTACGCTTTACTGAAAGGAGCAGTTGCATCAATGATAGGAGACTCACCGACAATATTTTTTGCTTTTATGTCAAATTCTATTGTGATTGAACCTTCCACACCTTCATTGTTATGTCCAGTGTTCTCATCGAATAGTTCATACGGCAAAGTAAAACGATTGCCGGCACCAATACTCAAAACAGGAACATTTACTTGAGCTCCTGTAGAATCTGTTTCAATATTGCTAAGCCAACCTGAGTTTGTGTCCCTTGAATCCAAAAACAAATCATTTAACTCGTGGCTAACGCCATCAATAATAATAGATTGTTTTTCTGGAGATACAACAACGTTAGCTCCTTTTGTAGGCGCAAAATTCTCTGAATTGTCAATAATAAAATTAATGTTATTGCCAAATGTGATTCCGTTTTCGTTGGTGAAAACAGCTTGAGCATTAATTACATCAGGTTGTTCTTCACCTTCGTACTCCATAGAAAAGTTTTCGTCAAAGTCATAACTTTCTCCATTAGTGCAGACTACGCTTTTTTTTATGTAAGTTTGCCCTGTTTCAGAATCTTGGAGTGTAATGTTAAGCTTTGTTTCATTTTGGACTGGATTATAAATTGCGTAACGGAAAATCGTTGCGCGTGTCCAGTTTTGAAACTCTTCCATAATATCTGTAACAGCTAAAACAGGAGTTTTCAAACTATCGCCTTCTGGAAGATAAATGAACTGAAACTCCTGATGTTCGGTTTCTGCTGAATATCCTTCACCAAAAGCAATCCACGCTTCTGCCTTTATAGCTCCTCTTACCAATGTAAATTCTTCTTGGGTTAGAATTGCTCCATAGGTATTGTCTATATATGTAGCAGTACCAATTGAATAGTTTTTAGTATATCCATTAATCTTGATTCTAAGCTGCTTATCAACATTGCCTGAAATGCGAAATGGTAGCTGCACACTGTCTCCTTTATAAGCGGTTGCAATAGACCCTTCATAATTGGCAGATACGTTAGAATATATAACCGTTAATGTTACAGGGCTTGCGGTAATACCGCTTGTCTCACCTGTTGCCACCAAACGAATCTGATATGTTGCATCTGATGTCAGCAGTTTACTAAGGTCAATTGTTTTTGTCTGACCAGACTGTATGCTAACTGTAAATTCTTTACTTGGGTCCCATGCTCCCCACGAGCCGCTTGAATTTTGTGTACGGCATGAAACAACGATAGTTGCATCTTCATCTTGATCAGTTGTCTCCTGAGTAATAGGATTGTACTGCTGCCATAAATAAGATACCTCAACACTCGCAATTGGCTTACTCGTCACAAGAGAACCAGACGAAATACGGGTCAATTTTACAATGTTACTAACTCCACCTTGTTCTTCCAGCAATGGGATGGCTATATTCACCAGTCGAAGTGCTTCATTAGCTTCGGGGTCTGTCATATAGTCGTTATAAGCGTTTTTGTCCGCAAATCCCCAAAAATGATAGTACCCATCGGTGTCTTTAGTTTGTGGAATGACTGGATAACCAATTTTGGACCCAAGCTGACTTTTTAAAAAAGCTTCAATATCCTCAATATCTACGCTTTGATTTAGCTCTTTGTCACACCAAGGCTCAGCGAGTGAGGTTAAGGTCTTACGAATTACTGTATTCTTTGCCATATCATTTGATTTAAATTTTTACTTTTTACGATTAGCTCCCCATCCGGTGCCATAATCCCAACCGTGACCATGCTGCCACCAACCACCGGCCAAACAGTTACTAACAGCCTCCCATATCAAACGTGCTCCTTGGTAAGTTGCAGATATGGCTCTACGGCCATAGTATCTTGCTGATAATTCTAATTTATTTCTGGTAATCATTCTTCAAAAATATTGTATTCAACAGTATCGATGATTTGTCCGCTTTGTAGGAGCGCATCATATTCATCTTGGGTTATATATACAGTAGAGTTTAATGATTCAATCATTTCATTGACTTTAGAAATCAGTTGATTAAACTCTGCTGCTGTAAGTTTTCCACTGGCATTGACCCCTTGATTGGCGGTCTTTGTTCCTATAGTAAGTTTATCAATAGCCATATTATTAGAATATTATAGGAAATGAATAATCAAAATTATCAGATAGCCCTATCTCACATACAAATACATCCGTGCCATCCATTTCATAGTTCAATGTCAGAACATTGTCACCGTCAGTTACATCAATATCTTCAAATCCGAGGTCAGTTGTCAAATCATCGCTCTTATATCTGTGCCATGTGAACGTAAAATGCTCCAACGCATATTCTACATTCACCGGCTGTCCTTGATAATAAACAGTAGCGGTCAAAATTGTAGAACACACACCATTTTGAAAGGCGTTACCTTTAGATGAAGTTACCAAAATAGTATAACCTTGAACATATTGTTTTGTTATATTGAAGGTGTCAGTGTATGTTCGTGAATCATTAAGCTTAATAACACACTGAAATGTTACTCTGCTTTCGCCATGATAAGTCAAAGGATTGCCTTCAGCATCGGTTGTTGGTGGCGGCGTAACATAACCCAGCCAATAGCAATCTTCAGGGAAAACTTCAAGAGTTGGTCCATTTGCCCCTGGAATCTTTTCCCATTTATCGCCAATCTGAAGATACCATTGTCTCTGACTGGATGTAGAGCTAAAACCAATCTCTTCTAAAGACATTACAATAGAAGCTGGACTGCATGTTTTACCGGTAGCAGAATCTTCCTGTCCAATGATTGTAAATGTGTCCTGACCCAAAATACGCATGTACCTATTGGCCATATTGTCTTGAGCATCTTGCCCAAGGTTATCCCAATTGAGAGTTACGTCCTTTCCAAAAGTTACTTTACCTTCTGAGTCCCATTTGATATTATTTTTAGCAAAATAACCTGAACCATCTTGATTTAATCGGAATGAATTAGTACGGGTGTCAATAGCACCTGTTCCATCATAATTCAGTCGCAATAACGGATTCTGAATGGTTCCACCAATACCCCCACGAGCAAACCAAGCTCCATAGTCATTCGTTTCATTCAGTATTTCATCTGTTGGTTGATATTGAGTACAGTACTCACCTGATTCAAGCTGTGGAGCAGTGATAAACAATATACGCTCATCTGGGTCTATGCTACCAGCTACAGATTGATATATTGAATCAGAAAATGAAAGAACAAGTCCCATTGTCATGTTCTCGTCAATTTTATCTGGCTTCAATAAATCAAAAAACACATGCAGCCTTCTCCATTCATGGGTTTGATATGATGCTATTTGAATGGAACCTATTACTTTGCCATTTTGCTTGATACCAATTTGGCATGGTTTCTTAGCATAAGCCCAAAACGAGAAACAATATCGTTTAGTTAAATGCTTATCCAACCATTCACGTGTTTGAGCTAACATTGTTAATTCACGAGAATTTTCTGTCTTGTACACATTTCCCATCCCCGTAGGATTAAGCAATGTCTCGTTATCAATTGTAATGTCAGTCAAAAAGTCCACATCACAAGAATTACGAAAACAGTTACGATGAATTTTACCAGCATAAAATGTAGATGCAAAGCCATTTTCATCACCAGCAGTCAACGTACCAGAAATATGTGCAGTCTGAGAAGCATATAACTTTTGGATATACGCTCCATAACCAGTTAGTGTGCCAAACACAGGATCTGATACACCATCCATTTTACCAATGCGTATAGATGTAGAATCTCCAAAATTAGAAATGCTATCAAGTAATATAATATTAAAGTCGGCTATCTCAACCCAGTCCTTAACACCTAATTTTTGCAGGTCAAGTTTGAATGTACGGAGATGGCGACCAGAGTTCATTACGTTAATTGCCTGAAAGTGGTAATGCCAATCTGTTGCAAACTCTTCAGTCCACTCCGCATCCTTAACATCACCAGTAGTATAGGCTATTTCAGCATTAACAGTAACAGCTTTGTTGGCACGTGCTTTATATGAGACTAAGACACGTTTTTGCGCTGCCACTAATTCATAAAAATCCTGATGCAAGCCACAAAATCCATCAGATACAGCATTTTTAGTCAAACGAACAATTCGATTGTTACCGTCTTCACTATTCTTGTATTGCGATGCCAAACAGGTACCACGAACTATATATTGAGAATGAGGATCTTCAAACGCTTCACTGGCTATATTCTCTGGCCAACACAAGCTCTTATTACGACCTATACCATCAATAACATCCATAAAAGGAGATTGACTGTCTGAGGCAGTAAGGTATAATGCGCCTGACCGGTCTGCGTTAAAAAGATTGGTGATTCGTACAAAATCAAGTAATTCCTTAGTCTTAGGGGCATCTCCTTCCAATAGTGCCCCCACAAAGTAAGGCACATCTTTTTCAATGTTGACAGTGGAAATGGTGCCATCATCTTTAAAAACAGGTTTACCATCTACATCATACTGAGCTTCTGTAGAAAATCGTTTAGTAGTGCCATGCGCTAAGACGCACATAAGCGAATAGATGATATTGGAACCGTCAAAATATTGGCGGCGCACAATATCACCAGTTTGTAATCCCTGAACTTTTTTAGAATCAGGGGCTATGAGTATTTGGTATTTCTCCAGTTTTACCGGTTTTGCCATCACTATAACGCTATCACTTCGTCTCCTGAGCAGCTATCACTCACCCATAGAGACCCATTTGTACCATATATTTTTTGGACTTCCAGTTCATATATTCGCATCTTTTTACGTACTGTAAGAGCATCAAAAGTAGCGTGGAAGCCTCCATTGGTAATTTCCTCTTTAACGCCCCATCCATAACCAGCAAAGCCACTTGCAAAACTGGGCGATGAAATACTACCGTCAAAATAACCATTACCAGCATACCGGATACCGTCTACTACTCCTTCAATGAACTTGCCATCATCAAAGAATAGAGCATCTTCTATCAGTCTGGTGTGATACTGATCGCTTTTTATTGCAAAATAATTTGCCTCAATAGGTTTGTCGAAGGCAAAAAATTCGCCATCAGTCAAAAAATGAAGCGTAGCAGACCAATCTAAATGCTTGTCTCTGAATGGAGAAGTGGTTTGCTCAAAGAATGTACTAAACATTAAATGTTCAGTTGGATGCTCATCAACTTCTCCATTCACATAAGGTATTAGAATATTTAATCGTTCAGTAGAATCGTCTTTATAAATAGCTGGCCCATCAACCGTTCCAAAACGAATTTGGTGAGGGAGTAAAATGCCCAAGTTAAAAGCATCAGTACGAAACGACTCCAATACTGATGAACCATTTACTGCACATTGAACCCTTAAACCATTTACAAAATTACCAGTACCTTCTTTAGAAATAAGTTTGAAGCTATTGGAATAATCCCAAATGTCCGACTGAAGTGAAATCTTGTTGGTTTGTTTTCCATTGTCACTGTCTCCCAAGTTCATTATCATTCCGGGAGCAGAGAACGAAACCACTTTATTATTGCGTACATGAATAATGTAATTCTCATCTAATTTAATTCCATGACCATTTATTATCCGCAAATCAGAATCAAGTACTGCACGATTTATTTGAACTACCTCTCCATCCTCTCCAACTTGGTCAATTATTTCTGAGTAAAACATTACCATTTGGTTGCACTTCAAAGAAAAGCCATTGTCAACAGTAAGAGAGCCTTCTATTAAAGAATTTTGTTTAACGGTAAGGTTTTCATGTATATTGGCACTTTTCATAGTCCAATCCACATCAATCTTATTAGAATTTCCTGAGTGGTAGAACTCGTGTTTGTTCCAGAAAATGCCGTCTTTATTAATAATGATATTCTTCAATGTAAAGACGCCATCAACATCAATGTTGCCTTTCACAGATATGTCTTGTCGTTCTATAACAAGCGAATTGTTATTTAAATAAATACTCTTGTTACCATCGAAAGCGATACCGTCTCCAAAATTCAAGACCCCAGTAATATCGACATTCCCTTTGACATTAAGACCGCCATGAACAATAGCCCATTTATTTTCCTTAGAATCAATTGATACCTCAAATATTTTTTGTCCGTTGACACCAGCATCAAAACCATACCAAGCAGACAATGCGCCTTTCATAGAATCACCTCCACGAGATACAAATCCGGTAGGTCCAGTTTCTTCCCCACCTCCACCGATGCCATCCACAACAGAGAGAATGGAGTTTGCAAAAAGATATGCAGAGTTCTTCATCAAAATAGTAGAAAAATTTGATGACACCTTATCAATCTCTGCCTTTTTATCCTGATTAATTACAGGCTCCCCGTTTGAATCAAAAACCGGATTGCCATTACTGTCTAATACAAGCAAGTCATCGGAAGACGGGAAAACTGGAGGATCGACCTCATTAGCTTTCACCATCCCCTGATAAAGCTTATCATACAAGTAATACAGGTCACTTGTTTTATCAAGTTGTTCTTCATTAAAATCAAGTTGTGCGTTTGCCATAACTATTTCTGAATTTGAACTTTATTTGTTAAAAATCCACTATGACTGGAAGCAAACGATTGTATTTTTGCTTTCAGTGAAATAAAACTTGCAATAACATTTGCTGGGGGTTGAGGCCCCATCATGGTTGGCGTCATCATTTGTCCAAGATACCCTACAAGGTCTGACAAAATAGTTGCTAACTGTTGGCCAAGTACAGCATCGTCTGTTCCGCTATCGCTACCAATGTAAACAACACCGTCAATAACCTTTACTTTAGATTTCCCCTGAGCAATGATGGCTTCGTCGTCGTTCAAGTCCAGCGTCGTCTTGTCATGTGTTATATTCAAACCGTCTTGCGTCATCGTCGAAGAAGTCTTATTGTCTCCGATGACTTGAGCAATCTGAGTACTGTCAATTGTCTGAGAAACTTTATTCTCTTCGTCTTCACCCTGAACGGTAGTCAATATTTTATCTTTTTCGTATATTGTATTCGTTTGAACGCCGGTCAATTCCAATTCGTGAATATCAGGAGCATTCTCGTCATCAGGCTTGTACTCCTCGCGCTCTCTAACTCCAATGGAAATCTTTTCATGGGAATCAAGTTGAATAAGATCTACGTGAGAAAACATGGTCACGTATTCATTGCCAGTTTCAGGGTCTTTGCTAACCAACACATCCGAATAAAGTTTGGGGATTATAATATATCCTTGAGTGTCTTTTTGGATGGCAGTCAGCAAAACGCCTTCGTGATAACCTATTTTAGCGTCTTCTGACTCAGCTATAGACCAGTCTGCATATTCTTGTACATCAATTGTACCGAACAATTCATCGTCCTCATCAGTGTGGATTTTGGCAACGAACCCAGTGACTTTTGAGGTGCCTCGAACAATACCTGTCTGACGATTGACAATACCTTTTAAGGCTATGGAACGAATAGCCTCACGTATCATCTCGTTAGACGAATGGTCCGTTAAATGTTTTTTCTTGTCAGTCATAACTATTTGTCCTGAGCTTTGTTGCCGTCTCGTTTAATGCAATACGGCAATGTTATTCTTTGACGAAATCCATCTGTACCAAAGGTTGTTGTTACCTCTTCAACTAAATAAATCCCATTTTTTCCAGGGTATCTTTTGTCAATTAGCTGCACTTGCTGTGCGGTATGGATATGTAAGTCACCAAATAATGTCAACGAACCCTCTATCCCTGTCATATTGTACCCTTCAAAATATTTAATTGCCTCTTCAGCTAACTTCTGAACTGTAACAGGAATGGTTTTAGAGACAAAAGCAATCTGTGTATAAAGTTTCATGTCCACCTTATCATTAGGAGCATCGGTCAAGTATCTTTTACCAGCTTTTAAAGCTTTCCTACTGAGTTTCGTCTCATTGACATAGCGATAACGTGAATTACTGTTAGATTCATCTTTTGCAGGATCATATTGAGGGTTTCTCAAAATAGTGATGTTGATAAACTTATCATCAGATGAAATACCATTGGCTTTCACCGCTAAAAAATCTTTGTCAGAAGAGGTTAAAGTAAGCCCGTTGTTTGCTACATGATAGTCGAAATGAATTGGAACTACCACTGGAGTTGTAGCGGCATTCAATAGTGAGTCTTTACCCGGATTTGAAAAATAAGCTCTTCCTATTTGAATGGCCGGTTGACCATTGTAGTCACTCAAATAACAGAACAATCCGTATTTAGCCCATTCTGTTAACACATCAGCTACAGTCAAATCGGTGTTCAATTCTACTGCTCCTAAGTCAAAATCCATTTTAGCTGTATCTGGATGCAAAATAAGACCAGTGTTCTCCAGAAGTTTATACCTTCCGTCTTCACCAATAAAGTCTTTAACTTCACACTTTTTCAATTTGACTTTAGGGCATGAAATTGTTTTCAAAAAACTGGCTAAATTCTCGCATTCCAATTCAATAGGGGTGTCAACGCTCACTTTCGTGATATACCCATCAAACATTAAGCTCATATATTTTTTGGAATCAGCTCCTGTGTTCTTAAAGTTTGATAGATATTCATTGTATGTATTATTGTCATTATAAATAGTTTTACCAGTATTTCCAGTTTTTGCCATTTCAGCGACTTTGGGGTCTGTTGTATATCCAAGATAGATCTTTATACGTTGTCCTACTTTGAAGGTATCTGCTGAAGCCACAGAGGTTTCTGTACGAGTTTCCTCAACTACACCACTATTGGAAAGTTGAACACTGATTTTTTGAAAATCTTTCTCTTCTTCAGCAGTTCTGGCAGTAATAGTTTTGCGCACTATGGTGCCACGCGGAAAACGTACAGAAGCGGTTCCGATCAGTTTTTTGAAAGATTCTTCTATTTGTACATCTTCGACTTCACAAATACGCATAATATCACCACTTACATCTCCATTAGGTTTCTTTTTATCTTTAGGAGTCCATATTTCAATCAAAGAAATGAGAATATGGAACCCTGGCTGTTTATTTGTATCGAACTCTGCCATAATTTTAGATATTAGGAAGTAACTCATCAAGACCGGCACCTGCTAATGAAGATGTTGTGTTTGTTGCAACATTCAAAGCTGTCTTAGCTGCCATTTGTGCCAGCTTGTTGTCAAGAATAGTTTTGTACCAAGAATCCCATTGCGATTCTGCAAGATCCTTATTTATAACAGCTATCGTGTCAGATTGAATTGTTATTGCATCATCCGGTTCTACTGCAACACACGTAAAGCTATAAGGCTGGATATTCTTGTATTCAGCGGCATCCAGTGAAAAATCTTTGATAATAACACGAGTAACGCCAAGAAGTCCAAAAGTGATAAAATTTACATTTACTATCCCATTGTACTGCATAATTTTCACAAAGCGCTTTACAGCTTCTGTCGGGTACACACCTTCGTCATTTGAAACAATAGAACCACTGATAGTGTATGTCATGTCACCACCTGAAACCAATTCTTTACGTGTAAAATCGCGCCCTTGGACTTGCGTAAGAATTATGTTTTTACTACTATTCATGGACACCTTTGGTGCAAGGTCTATATGAAACACAGTCTTTGTATCAAATGGATCTGCTTTATAATTTTGAGTTGTATGTTGAATTTCATTGCCCGGATTCCATAACTGTTCAAGAGTGCTCTTTTTCTTTATCGTATAAGATTCAACTGAATTTTCATCCCATAAGACATCATCATAATATACTTTGTCCTCGCCGTCAAAAGACAATATAAGTGCTTCGGGAACAGGAGTTCCATACTTCGTTTTTGCAATAAGTTTGTGTCCCCCCTCACAAATAATAAATCCAAAGTCTTCAGTCGATTTCTTACCATTATTAATGAGAACTTTACGATTGGCATCTTGCTCAGTACGCATCGCATCTCTCATTTTATCACGAGCATATTTTTCATATCTTGGAAGGAGACTGTTTAATTCCCCTTCCAAGGTTGACATAGCGAGTTGCTTAGCTACATGAACCAAAGCACTTTTATATGCAGAACGAGAAACATATTTAATTCCACCCTGCGTTTTCTGGTATCGCCAATTTAGGCTGTTTACAAATTGAGAGGTCGTATTTCCTGCATTAAATACAAGATTTGACCATACACTATCAAAGTACCCCATATATTACGTATTTGCAAGGCCATTCAGCATCATGGTACCGTCTGCGGCGGCTTCATAGAGTGCGTAGGCAACTTCACGTTTGATTTTATCGATTATGGCAACGTTGTTTTCGTTGGTCAAGTCAATTGAGTCTACATTCATCAAATTTTGAATATTGATGTTAATTTGTTTTGGAATTGCGCGCTCCTTTTTATGGGATTTATAATCTGATGTTCTTGTACCAGTGTGTCCATCTTTGCCATCTCCACCCAGTGCGGCTCTGTTATTAGCCCCTGTCGGATTAGGGTTGGCAATTGCATTACCCATTTGCTGAGGAGTCATGGTTATACCTGTTGTAGTATAGGCGTTTTGAGGCGTCATCCAATTGTTTTCGCTATTCCAAGAAGGCCACCAGCTATATGGATTGCCAGATGTGGTATCAGACGAAAAGAGTGTTGGCCATTCTGAATTTACAGTCTGTACAGTTGTAAGCAGGGTATTCATATTATTGGACATATCCAACAAACCCTTCGATATTTGCGCTGGCTGATTATTATCATCAATAAGTTCCCATTGTTTTGAACTTGCATTCCAACGCCATTTCTGACCATTTACTTCTCGAACTTCGCCATCACGTGAACCAGACAATTCTGCATTTGAGCCCATAAATGACTGAGCTAATGTCAACAATGTGTTTGCGTATGTCTGAAGTGCCTGAGTTGAAGGGGACGCTTCAAGACCAAGCTTCTGGATTGACTCCAAAAGACGCTGCATGTGCCCTGCGGCTGCTTGTGCCATCGTCTCAGGTGTTTCACGTCCTTTCGGATCAAACCATCTACCATCTCCATTATAACCAAAATGACGATACCAACCGGCAATGTCATTTGGGTTATAGTCAGCGAGTGTATTGCCGAGAATGTCATAATCACTCCATCTAAGAGTCTCAACAACATCATTTTCTGTCAATTTACCATTTGCCAACTTTTCCTTAAACTTTATAAGGGCATTTTGAGCATTTGTAATTTGGAACAATGACTTCCAAAGCAACTGGGAGCCAATGTAAGACTGCGCAATGTCTTCGCTTGTCCAATGTTTTGCAATATCAGTGTCTTCATTCCATTGGTTAGGTCGAGTAAGATTGGCCCATGAAAAAGGACCATAAGTAGATGCGAAAGTGTCACGCCAATTTTTTACATCCTCAACAGTCGATTTACCATAAAGCATTTGAGCCAAACGCCGCTGATTTTCATCAATTATTTTAGAACGATATTGTCCATGCAACATTTCCATTGCAGCAGCAACATCATACATAACAGCATCGTTGGAATCTGATGTACCATCAGGATTATTAAACTTTATAATATTACCATCAGCATCTTTATATGCCCAATAAGTATGAGTTTGTGGTCTTCCATACCGATCATAGCCGTATGTTTCTGTTTGTTTATCAATAGATAAGCCGAATTGTTTGCCGTATTTATTGAACATATCGGCAGCATTCTGGGCCGCACCTGAACTACCAAAAACTGAATCAGCAGAATAAAACCGTTCATACATGGTTTTATATGTTTCATTGCCAATGTCTTTTGTCGTTGTAGCATTAGGTGTTTCAATACCAAGAAGTTCCTTCATCAGCTCAGTACGGCGTTGAATAAGGTCGTTAATGTCATAATTCTTACGCCATACAAATTCAAGGTAACGTTCTGTACGAGTATTACCATTCAATAAAGCCCCATCAAGTAATTGATGACTCTTCGTAAAATCGCTCACAAAACCTGCAAGTTCGTTGAGGTTTTGGTTGAAACTGGCGAGAGAAGTTCCAAGAGCACCAAGTGCTAATCCGGCAGCTGCAATCCAACCGGCAGGACCGCCTACCATAGCAGCCATTCCAGCCGCAGACAAAAGCCCACCTGACGCAATATCCCAACCATTTGCATTTTCCTTGGTCATTTGGTACATACCCATCATCATACCGGCAGAACCAATACCCATTTTACCCAAACTGCCAAGCCCGTTTCTTATTTGCAAATTCCGAACTCGTCTATTAAATGCTTTACGGTTTTGCTTGTAACGGTTTAATGCAGATTTATCTTCTGCTTGTCTGTTAGCATATACGCCAGAGTTCCATGCAGCAACTTCTGCATCTCTTCCGAAATTATCGATATTATTCAGATAATAGCCACTGGTTGATGCGTGAGGTCTTGACAAATCTAAACCTTTGCCAGCTTTTATATATTGTTTATAAGACAACGATGGAAGCCCCATCATTCCTGCAACAATGCCCAAAGGAGACGCTGACGCAGAGCCACCTAAATTCTTTAACCCAAACGGTATCATAGATGCTGATGCCGCACTGCCTAATTTTCTGAAAGAAACTGCCAAACTCAATATAACAGCACCAACCTTTCTCAATCCCAAAAGACTAAGAAATACACTTCTAACAGCTGTAACAGCTTTTACGACTGGCCAAATCATTAACTGGAATTTAGCCCATACTTTAATGATACCACCAAATTTGTCAAAAAACACAGCAAACCATTTGGAAGCATCAATAAGAACTTGAATGAACTCCATTAAAGCATCGGCAACCTTCTTGAATGTTTTTTGAGCTTCAGGGTTCTTGTTAGGGTCCATCCAATCAATTGCAGATTTCATCCAAGCACGTAACCCTCCCTGCACACCGTTAAATGCAGTTACTCCTTGATCTGTAAAAACAGAGGTAAGCTGTGCCCACAAACCCTGGAAAGTGTTTTGCTTTTCTTCGGCCAAACGGCGTGTCATACCGCTCGCTAAAAAGTTTTCAAGATAAACGTTTTCCCATTTATCTGCATGAGCTGCAAGGGCTACAGCACCGGAAGCGGCTGTTTTATGGAATATTCTATAAAAAGCATCTACATCGAGGTTTTTGTCATGAAGCTCTTGAAACACCTGAAGCAAGTCTTTTCGTTTTCCAGATTTATCTGTAAGACTAACACCAATCTCATCCCAACCTTCCTGCTGTTTTTGGGTAGGATTAGCAACGTTTGCCATAATTGTACGCATAGTCGTACCAGCCTGAGAGCCTTTGATACCAGCATCACCTAATACACCAATGGCCGCAGTTGCCTCTTCAAAAGATATACCACCAGCAGAAAGCAAAGAAGCAGCATATTTATAGGCTTCAGCTATCTCCGTCAAAGTTGTATTAGACATGGTAAACGTATTAGTCATAATATCAGCTGCATTGCGCATCTTATTTGGTGCAATGTTATATGCAGTCATAATATTTGTTACCACATCTGCGGTTTCGCCAAGCTCTGTGTCACCAACCAAGGCTATGTCGGCAATAGGACTAATAGATTGCTGAATTGCATTTGCATTTAAACCGGCCATAGAAAGGAATCTGGCTGCATCTGCAACCTCAGTCATCTTAAATTTGGTCTTCATTCCAACATTACGGATAACTTGAGTCATGTGAGCAAATCGACCTGCAAAATTTTCTTCATTGTCATGTGACTTCAAGATATTTTCTACCGTCTTCATTATGTTGTCATATTCGGTAGCCTCGCTGAACACATCGGATATAAGCATACCAGCCCCTGAAAGGCCATAAGCAATGCCCATACCTTTCAACATATCTATTGCTATACCGCCGTTACTGGGGAGCGGTGTTGGTCCCCAAATCTTATATCCAAGATTTGTCGGATGCTTAATTGCAGATGGATAATAGCGTTTGGGCGAAGACGATGTACTGGAAGGTGCGGTGCGCGTTCGTTGTACAGAGCCAACAGTTGTAGCAGTGGTTCGAGAAGTGGTTTTGGCTTTATTGCCTACACCACCCAAAGTAACGCCCATTGCATTTAGCTGTTGTACTTCAGCCTTAGCCATTTGTAAAGCACGAATCAACTTGCCAATCTTCTGAGTGGCAGGTTTAGTATCTATCTTAACAGAATATTTCCCTCTGTTAAGTGCACTCATAGTCTCCACGAGACCACGAACTTTATTTTGTAAGTCTATAATTGGTTTCGTAGCTTTATCCATTGACGATACCGCACGTTTAAACGAATTAATCGCGGATTGTGCATTGGCAGCATCAACATTGACTATATAATTTACTTGATATGTTTGTCCGGCCATAATTAAATCGGTCTTTTACAAAGAATAGAGATATGTATAAAGGCATGGGGAAAAGATTAGCCCCCGCTACATAAGATTTGTAACGAGGGCTTTCAACGAGTTTTATAATCCTAAAGCATTTGCATGTCTTGTAATGACCATTTGTCCGTGCATCCATTCAGCTTCGCAAACAAGTCTGGCGAACTCTTCATCATCAAGGTCATCAATATTGACTCCTGGAAAATAATGTCTTAGGAAGATTATTTTTTGACGGAAATAATCATCCTCTTTTACTTCCCAGGTTTCGATAAATTTATGACACGACCACCGCGCATCTGGATAATATGCTGAAGCTGACCCATAAGACCAAAAAGGAACAAGGAATCATCGTCAATGAGTTCACGGTCTCCGTCCATGAAACAATCACGAGCAAGCTGACGCATAGCCGATGCTTGATCTTTCTGAGCGAAAGTCATGTACTTAGAGAAATCGATAAACGAAGGCTGGCAAAAGTACCCAATGTAGATTTCCTTTTCATCATAGTTGGGATCGCCTTCTACCATTAAGGGAAAAATTTTCTTCTTCGGATTCTTAGCTTTCAGTTCAGCAACTTTTTTTTCAACAGTTGCAAGCACTTGAGGGTCGATAGCTTCGACTTCCTGTGTTTCAATAATTTCTTTATTTTCCATATCTTTATGAATATTATTAAAGTTGTCTTTATTAGAGAATAGCGCATCAATAGATTATAAGAGTGAAAATATACCAAAGAAAAATGCGACACCAGCCAAAAGCCAGTGTCGCATACACTCTAATAAATCCTATGGAAGAAAATTATTTAGTGCTCAATTCAATTTTGAACGGATTCAACTCAAATTCCTTAGTGATGTTGGTATCATCCTGAGAGACCTCCATTCCGTCTTCGTTGAACAAACAACCTTTCAGAGTAACAGTCTCCGTAGAGAAATCTTGAGTATTAAACTCATTTGCAAAAGAAATCACCAAATCAAATTCGCCAAGAGCCATCAAAGAACCTTTAAGTGCTCGAAGCTGAACCTGAGTATTGTAGTCCATCGTAATCTGAGCTGTGTACTCAGTGTTTCCAAACCCACGATTTACAGGCTCTCCACCGAGACCATAATTGGTCTCAACTTTCTTCTTTCTGTTCCACTTAATAGCGGTTACTCCTTGAAGAATAATCGGGTTTGGATTAGCTGACCCAGTGAGAGCCAAAGAAGTCAGCTGAACCATTGCCCATGAATAGGCTACGTTATTTACAATCATTGTAGTATGTAATTTTTATTACTGCTGACTTACGTAAAGACCTTCCGTCACTTCAATCGACTCGGCGCATCCCATAGGAACGATACCATACGAAAGAGTCAGCTTTTTGGTAACAAGAATATTCTGTTCAGCTGGTACTGTAATAAATGCAGTGCCGCTAATTTCCTCTGCGCTTTCCATCTCATCCAAGATGTCTTTGAGAAGGTTCTCAAAAACAGTTACCTGAGCAGAAGACAGATTGCCGTTAGAAGGGTCAACTTTAATTGGAGAGTTCACATAGGGAAGCAACGCTATACGAATGAGACGACGGGATTTGTTGATTGTTCTGTTACGTGAAATGGTGCAAAAATCTCCAGCAGAACAAGTATGATCGTTAGCAAAATATGTATGGCCTTCCATTCCTTCAAAAGAGCGGACAAACACATATCCAGCTTCTTCTAACGCATTTAGCTGAGATTTACTTAAAGCTGAATAGCTAAGCCCATTTTTAATTCCACCCTCAGCCAATGATGAATCTCCAAATCCCATTTCAATTGCTGGAATGTAATTTACAAGGTCGAATTGGCGAACCCAACCAATAGACTCACCAACTCCGGCTTGTGTTAACGTACCAAGAGCCAATCCAACAACACCTACAGGAGTTGTTGATTCAAGAGATGCTTGCATACGTCTAACTTTTTCATCCATAGATTGAGACAGCAATACTGTTACATAGCGAGCATCAACTACGCAAGAAGGAATTTTGCTGATTGCAATCTGATCTTTAGGACTGGAGTCAACAACCACTTTAGAAGTGTTTGCACACAGTAAAATAGAAGCTGGAGCAAAATAGTCGTCGGCAAGCTCAACAGCGACACGATTAATATCTGCAACGAGATTGAGAGAATAGGTGTTTGCCATTGAATCGGGTTGGCTCCACAATTTCTGTTCAGTCCATACACCAATCTGGAATATTGATCCGCTGGCTGCACGCTGCATCTCAATAATTGCATTCCAATCATCAGAACAGTCCGCAAACATGACAAACAATCGTCCACTACCACCAGCCATACTGAAGAACTGGCTGATATGGTAATACGGAATACCGGCCAAAATATCCGTGCTTGCACTGTCTTCTTCGTCAACTCCTCCGGTATAAGCAGTAATCCCTGCCTCAATAGCATCATTAAGGCTATTAAGCTCTACTACTTTGTCCTTCCATGTGTCAGCGATATTAGCGCCACCACCCTCAGTCCAAAACTTAGTCTGACCAGAGATGTCGAAAATGAGACCACATACTTTTTCAATTGTGTTAGATCGCAATACCGGAATATTGCCATCTGTGTCTCGCATAAAAACATTTCCTAATGCCATTGTATGATAGTTTTATTGTTTGTAAAATGGATTTTGATAGAGAACCGCATCCTTCAAGAACGCTTTCGGAGTATCGGTTGGGAACACGCCTCCCAATTTATCAATATATGCCTCCTTTATCTCTTCATGACGTTTCAAATAGTTCAGCGCAAAAGGAGGAATATCGCTCTGAGATGCACCAACTGTTTCGGTTATTATTTTGTCTTTTTCAGAACTGTCTGCTGTATCCTCATGACCACTGTTTGCAGGTTCCTTTTCAGGCTCGTTATCAACCTCAGAGGCTTCTTTTTCTACTGGGGTTTCAGCTATTTCTGTGTTTATCTGTGAGGTTTCAGGTTCCGGCGCATTTGTTTGTTCTGTTAATGTTTCCGTACCTTCAATTGCTTTCTTTTTAGCCATAAGATTATTGAGTTAAATGAAAAAGGAATGGAGTTTCGGTGTCTCCACTCCTTTTTTCGATGATACACTAATTATTACTTATTAATCAGTATGATTTTTGTACGGTGTCCAAACGACAATTTCACTCGGACGAACCAGGTTAACGTCCATTTTGATTCTCATTTGGAAGAAATACAATTCAGAATTTGCTTGAAGTCGTTCAACCTTTACAGACTCTTCGTCTGTGCTGTAGTCAATTGCCATCCACAAGCATGACTCCTGATCCGTAGAGAACTTACCGAAGAAAATAGTTGAATCAGGCATACCGTCGATTACAACAATTTCCTTTCCTTTGAAAGTTCTGCGGTTGACATCAGGGTTTTCAACGTACTTGTATTCCTTCTGAGTAGTCAGGTACTGGTCGTACAGGTCCCATGTTTCCCAACCCATAACAAATTTGAGCTTCTTTGACTTACGTACATTGGCAGGAGTCTTCTTCCAGATTGTGTACAAAGCATCTTCTACATCTTTACCTGTGGTAAATTCAGTAGCGCCAGCCAGAACAACTCTACCAGAAGCAACTTCATTTTTAATAGCTTCTGTAACTCCACTGTTTTTGTCAACCGCATCTTGAGCCTTCAGGTTTGCCATTACTCTCGCAAGAGCACCGTCGAAATACTTCATCTTACCAGCAGCGGAATCTCCACCAAGTTTAGTGCCACCTACAGGTGCATCGATTGTAGAATCATCTCCGCCCTTTTTACCACACCAGATACAGTCATTTACATACTGATCTTTTCGATCAAGCAGCAAACGAAGCATTGTTTTTTGAACAGCAGGGTCAAGTTCTCTAAACACCAACGGACCTTCAGGCTGGGCAAATCGCCAATACTCTTCAAAATCACGAGGATTAAACTCCAAGTAAATCATAAAGTCCTGCGGGTCGAGATAACGCTCAGACAGTTTGTACTGGTTAAATCCAGTTTCGTCATTAGCGGCTCCTTCAGTAGATGTAGGGGTTGGTTTGTTATCCTGAATAATAGAACCAAGTTGAATATGAGGCAGAACGTAACGTTTCTGAATACCGGGCTTCACATGAACAAGACCGGCCTCATAGGTCTCATTCCCCTTCGCGGTATAAACAAGGAGGTCTTCAAGTACCTCGCCCGCATAAGTGTTACCGGCAAAATTGATTGTAGCCATTGTTATAAAGTACGGGGATTAAAATTTTTCAAATTCTACCTTGCCGAACTTTTCTTCAATTTTAGCTTGCATTTGAGCATCAACGTCTTTCAACGTGTCCTCAATTTTGCCTACATTGGCAGGGTCGTCGGCAATTTCTTTCGTGATTTCTTCACGAGCCTGGATTGATGCAAGAGTGCTCTTGACTGTGGCGAAGTCAGACTCAGCCATCTTAGTCCAAGCATCTTTTGCAGAAGCCTCAATTTTACCTGCCTTGATTGCGTCGTTAACAACGGCTTCAATCTCAGCTGCACGAGCTGCTTGCTCTGCGTCCTTGTACGCCTGAAGCGATGCCTTAGTCTCAGCCAGTTCGCTGTTGACGTTAGCGAGTTCAGCTTCTTTGCCTTCCAGTTTGATCTTAGTAGCAGTAAGCTCACTCTGAGTGTTTTTGAGTGCTGCTTCTGCATTGATCAACTCAGCAATGCGAGCTTCAATCGCTGCGGCCTGAGTGTCCTTAGCGAGTCCAAGTTGTGCTGAAATGGCGTCGAAATTGTTTTTTTCGTTAGTTTCCATTTTGTTATCTTGGATTGGTGAATAATTGTCTTTCTGATTACGAATAGCACTTATCGATTCAATAAGTTTATTTTCGTCCACTTCAGCAGATACAGCAGACATGATATTGCGAATATCTGCCGCATTATCAATGCCTATCATTTCATTTTTCACTTTGTCACGCACCTTCTTAGAAGTCTTGATGACATTCTCTGTTGGGAGGAACCCTGCCTTAACAGCGTCTTTAGCACTGAAAAAAGTGCCGTCTGCATCCCCTTCGCCGTTCATAATTTCTGCAACCTTGTCTTTAGCAAGCCCAAAACGTTTGGTGTATATGGTTTCCAACTGTGAGCGGAAAGCTTCAACAGTTTGCTTCACTGATGGGTCATCATCTTCAACTTTTGAGTTGAAAGGGTTATGAATCATCAGTAATGAGTAGTCGTGCATATAAAGATTGTCTCCAGCGGCCCAAATGACACTGGCCATAGAAGCAGCAATACCTTCTATCACACAATCAACTTCAATCGGACAAGAGCGAATAACTGAGAATGTGCTCATTCCGTACAGTACAGAGCCACCTTCGGAATTAATCATTACGATAATCTTTGAAGGCTTTACATAGTCTTGCAACCATAAAAACTCATCGTTAAAGCAACGAACACTATACTCATCTACGGCTGAAAAAAAGCGAATGATAGCTGGCTGGCCTTCCTCAGCCTTGCCAACCACGTATTTCAAATTTTCTGCATCCATTATTGATTACTCTTTTTCCAAGAATAGAACATTGCAAATCAAGTCGGGTGAAATCATTGTTTTTTATCGTAAAATCCTGCAACATCCTCAAACTTCGGGTATTCGTGATTAGGTATATGGTCTGGATTTGCAATCTCGTTTTGGTCACTTGGCTGAGTAAACGGAGGTACAGTAACGTACACATCCTTATAATCCTTATAGGCGTATGATGTGAAATCTTGAAACCAAATTTGATAGTCAATCCAATAAGGTTGTAGTGCATCATCAAAAGTCAATGGCTGGTCCCAATACTCCAGCTGAAAACGATAGACCAATGCTGGAAAATCGCTCTTTTTAGATTCAATGGCTGCAACAATACGTTTATACACTTCAAGCCCCTCACACTCAACCTCGTCATCGCTGTTATTTAATCGATTAAGGACATAATGAATGCGCATGGTTCCTTTACCATCAGCAATATTTGAAGTTCCAACATTGTAGTAAATATTAATAAAATGAATAAATACTGCTGGAAAAACAATTCCATACTCTTGATTATTCCCATTGTACTTAATACGATTTAGCTGTCCATTATCCAACTTAATAGTTTTGAACAATGGGGGGCTATTAGGATCTTTAGGGTCTTTAGGAATAGATTCCAAAATTTTTCGTACAGCCTTATATGCTTCAACCATTGCATTGGTTTCTACGACTTCCTGCACTTCATCGCTTTCATGGTCGGGAACAACAGGAATTTCTTTCGGAGCTGATGGTTGTATTGGTTTATGCTTGTCAATTATCATAGTCTTACACCAGGAAATGTTCTAAAAAGTATTCTTTCTAATTCTCTCAATTTGTCATTCATAACTGATGAGTCTCGTTTTTCTGTAGGCATAAACTGGCGCTGAGGCATATTGGCTACACGACCGGTTCTTACAGATGGATCGTCAGAGTTGTGTACTGCGGCAAAACAAAATCCTTTATGATTATATGTTCCTTTAAATGATTGAGGGTCAGTAAAAACTCTAACCTTACCTTTTGCACGATTATAGGATTCAGTCTCATAGACAATAGAGTTCCGTAATGACCGAGATTCAACCAAACCTCCGACAGTAAAACCACCTTTATTCCTCTTAGGACGATGCTTCCAAACCATACTTCCTTTTGAATTAAATCGCTTCATATCAAAAGATTTTTGGAAAATATCAACTGCGGATTGTCCTACTGACACTTGAAAGTCCCAGACATTCAAATCAAAAGCGTGTGGCAACGGTTCCCACTGAGCAACAAATTGTTGTGGTGTCAACGGAATGCCTCTATTCATTGGCGCCATCTTCTAAATATTTTGCTTTGATACGCTTGGCTATGGCATTGAGACGGCCTACATGCCGCTCATCAACTTGGAAATATGGATGTTCATCTGAAAATATGCGACCTCCTAAAGCCACACTTTCCTTAAATGTACGATTAAACCAATCTGGCATTTCAGGAGTGGAAGATGCTTTAATAGATGCCATTATAGTTTCAGTATCTTCTATCAAATAGCAACGGCATTGATGCTCAATAGGTGGAATCAACCACGCTGGAAAACTGGATTTGGGAGCGGTAAAACCTTCATATTGAAGATGCCAAGGGCGTACACGCTCATCACCTTGTGTCATATACATCAATACTGTATTATCTTTTATCGTGGAAAGATAAGCAGCGATAATCATAGCATACTCAATATCTACATTCTCAGTACGCATATATCTATCATGGAATTTAGAAAAGATTGGAAAATAAAAATCAAGCCAGCCCTCTTCATCCATTTCATCTTCACCCTCGTCATCAAGCATCTCCATTAATTCTGCCATATCATCAGCCATTTGATATTCTTCAGCTACAGCAAAGTCGGCTATATTATCAACTGCGGCTAAAATGATATTGCGTTGAACTGCTTGTTCATTATTAAGTCCGTCTGCATTACGAATCAATCGCAGCGCTTCCTCAAAATCAATGCCGAACCCGACACATGCTCTTTGAATAGCAATGTCCGCGCGAGCTTCCATAAGTGCTTCCAATGACTCCCACTCATCTTCGTGATTCACCATGTTTATCACAAAATCATGGAATAAAGGAAGAAGAATAGCTACTTCCTTTTCATGTTGGTCCTTACTGTCATCCGGTTGGCGTAACGCAACTATATTGGAGAGATGGGTTGGACCTATAGCCCCCTCTCCCGAAGAAAATTTTTGGTTTCACGGGCGCGTCCGTATCGACGGAAATACTCTTCATCAGTGAGATGACGAGTCGCGCTCTTGCTATAACCGCTGCTGCTTGTCCCGCCTCCAGTTGGACCGCTTGCCACACCATCTACAACGTTGAGTTGACGCTTAACCTTAACACCAAATTCCTGCTCAATCGTTTCTGGGTCCATTTCCCATGATGTACTAAGATTTTGAAACAAACGTATGCGGTCTTCATCAGACATCTCAATACGCTTTGCATATTTGAACTCAAGACCATCCTGAAGATAACCTAAGCGTACAAGGCGAGGTATTACAGTCTCATTCATTATCAACTCAATGAAATCACGGTACACCTCAATACGATCACGGAAAATATTTTCATGTGCTCTCGTGGCACCGACATACGATTGAGTAGCACCAGCCATTGATTCTGAGCCAAGAATAAGATTAGAAACATCTTTATCCACATTAGCAATAAGCCCAGTAAATACATGCTCAGAATTACTCATAGTGAAGGTCTTAATGTCTACCTCATCATTCAATCCGGTTACAATCACCTTATTCTGTGCAGCGCTGGCAATATCATTTGCCATTCGCTTACGGTCAACAGTATTCTCTGATTCAGTCTTACCATGAATGATTGGCTGGCCATAAGTATGTGAGAAGTTAACATAATTAGCAAATGTAAATTTTTTAGCCAGAATCAAAGGGGCAACAGCAGAAAATAACCCAAGCTCTCCACTATTGATTAAAACATAATGGTCTGAATACTTTGGGTCATCAAAACTCCATTGTGGCATCCAAATACCCTGGCGCTTCACAATTCTGCGCTGATCAGCTAAAATATTTCTACGTTCAACAAAATTCACCGTAAGACCACCGCGTTCCATCTCAGTGTCCACAAAAAATTCTAATCCAGTATAGCCATATAACTTTGATTCAGCGATACCACGTATAATCTTTAGAAATTCTGTATTCTGAATTTTACGAGTTTCAGCTATATCTTTAGTGTATTTTCCTTTTTCATTTTGCTTTGCCATCATAAATCGTTCTCCGACAATCTGAGAAAATAATGTTTCCATGACTCCGCGTAAATGAGCATCTTGCTGAACACAAGCTTCATATATGTCAATCAAACGGCTACGGTCATCCAACACCGTACCGTTTTGTAGATGCCGAAAAGAAGACTGGAATCTACATCTGCGCTCAATCTCCCTAACGTATTCTTGTACGCTCTTCTTACTGGTCATAAAAAAACTTTCCAGCTGTTGAGTGACACTTGGTTTATTTGATAATTCTGTGTTAGCCATTTGTTACTGTGTTTACTTTCTGAAGAATAGAAGTTTTTATCCTCTTTTGTTTTAAGTGCGAACACACAATTGTCTTAAATAAATAGTCGATTAAATAAAAACACTTATTTATATAATTTGTAATAAGCTGAATATCAATAATAACTAAAATAAATTATACCAAAAAGATAGTTTTCATTATTGTTGTATTGAAAATTTATATACCTTTGTTGCGACAAATTAAGTTTTACTTTAATGCAAATCATTATGGAAGAAAAAGATCTGAACTATTTTCGAGTAAAAACAGAATGTACAGTTGAACTCTCCGATGGTGCTTTGGCTAAAAAGAAGATTGAGGAACTAATACTTGCAACAAGCTACACTGAAGCTGAAATGCTTGTAAATGAAATCATATCTTCTCTAAATCGCACCCAGTTCGGTAGCGTTAATTATGAAATCATCAAAACAAAGATTTCGGATGTATTATTCAATGACACCCTTGTTCAAGAGCAGACAGTGAAAGGTTTCTACTGCAATTACTTTGAAGAGGATGAAAACACAGGTGTTGGTCTTTACATGGTTAAGGTAATGTTTTTAACTTTAGACGAAAGAACAGGCAAGGAAAAGAAAACGATTGAAGACTTTTACGTTCCAGCTCTTTCAAATGCTGACGCAAATGATAAAATCAATACACATCTGAGAAAAACAATGTCTGACTTCGTAATCCGAGACACAAAATTTGACAAGGCAGAAGCTATTTATTGGCCACTTGATGTACATAAGAGAAAAGTTGAAAATTTTGAACTTAGCTAATGTTGGGTAAAGCAGGGAAAGGCGAAATCGAACTACAGTGTAAAGAGCAATCCTTTCCTGAATTTCCCGATCTGCTCTTTGGTCAAAGTGAATCTGGGCGGTCATACTTTGATGCTACACACTATCTGTCTAAAATGACAGAACCTACGCCTATACAGCCATTCTTCAATCAGTATCGTTACCAAATTAAATCACTGTGTGATACATACGAAATTCAACCAGACCAAGTATGCTTAATCAATGAAGAAGGGCATTATCTAATTGATGGAACATTCCTGTTCCTGTTCATAGCATTTGTCGAACCTGATTTTCTGGCATATATGTGTGATAGAATCTTTGAACTATTTGCACACGGAGTAACTGTTTCAGACACATATCTTGTATCAGCAGCTCGTACTCGCTTATCCAGAACAATCCTATCAGCGATAAGTGACTATGAAGAAAAATCTAAATAACAAGACCAGTAACCCTGTTTTGGTCTTCAGTCCACTTAAAAGATTTATTGGCTACTTTCACTCACTAACAGCGGCCGCGGCTGCTTTCAAGATGTCGCGTTCATCGATACACCAGGCGTGCGTTGGCCCAAGCATATCTTGTTGCGGTCTTTATTTTCGATTTCTTGCTAATGATATTGAAATTGAAAACGGAGACTACGGTACTTTAAGATTGGAAGAGTACGACTCTATGTGCGGAGTAACTCGTGCATATTACCCTACAGCCAGCATGTCTCGTAAAGGAATGAAATATAAACAAACTTCTAAAAAATAATAAAAATGAAAATCAAACTTTTATCGCCAAATGCCAAAATGCCAACTAAAGGCAGCGAACAAGCAGCAGGTTACGACCTATATGTACCCAAAGACACCATTATAAATCCAGGTCGCAATATTATTCCAATAGACATTGCGATAGCGCTTTGGCTTGGATATGAAGCTCAAATCCGTCCGCGTTCTGGATTCTCAGCAAAAGGATTTGAAGGATATATTATTACTGATAGTGGACACGAAGAAACCCCTAAAAGATTTGACTGTGATGTCCTCATTGGCACAATTGACTCAGATTATCGTGGGAATGTAGGGGTTATCGTAAATAGCCATGAAACAAAACCATTTCTTGTAGCAGCCGGCACACGTATCGCCCAAATGGTAATTGAAAAGCACTGGAGCGGTGAATTAGTTACCGTAAATGAATTAGATAATACCGAACGTGGTGAAGGTGGGTATAACTCTACTGGCACCCGATAATTTATTCACCCTTAATAGGGCGCATCGCCACTCGGTGCGCCCATATTTTTATCCTTATGAATAATTCAAGAATCGTTCAGCTACTTGCTGAAATAAAAGAAAACAACGAGGCGTATCGTTCCGGACATCCAACAATCTCAGATGCCGAGTACGATAAAAAGGTTGATGAGCTTAAAGCTCTTGACCCAAACAATGAATGGTTTCAGCACATCGAGCCATCTGTAGTAAGTAAAGGAAGGAAAGTCAAGCTTCCTATACCTATGAAATCTCTTAATAAGGTGAAGTCTGTTGCAGAAATCAAACAATGGCTCAATTCAATGTCAATTCCAGAAACAGCCAAACTTGTTATTACTCCTAAATTCGATGGTGTGTCTTGGTTACGAGATGAGTTTACAAATAAAACATATTCACGAGGGGGAGCAGACAATGAAGGCCAAGACTGTTCTAAACATTATAATTTGCTGACTTCATTCAAAAAAGATGGAGCAAGCAATCTTAATTATACATTCGGTGAATTGGTCTTTGACTGTAAAACATGGAAAGACCAATTAGCTGGAAAAATCTCAGATGCGACTGGTGAGAAATTTAGATCGCCTCGTAACACAGCTGCCGGGCTTATCAATCGTGACGATCCTTCTGAAATCCTAAAGCACGCCACATTCTATCGGTATGGCGTAGGTGCTGTAGATCTTAGTAATTTCCAGACCTATACAGAATTACTCCAATTCCTTTGTGAAAAATACAACCAGCATATTTATGGTACGACCATCACAGTGGCCGAACTGGAAGAAACGAAGCTGGCAAATCTCTTTAAGGCATGGAGAAACGATTATTATATTGACGGACTTGTTATTTACTTAAATGACATTATGCTTTGGAAAGCAATTGGGCGCCAACAAACCACTGGAAATCCTCTCTATGCAATAGCATACAAGCACCCGGACTTTACAGATGTCTTTGAGAGTACAGTTAAAGGTATTGACTGGAAGATCAGCAAAGCCGGAGCACTAAAACCTGTGGTAAACATAGATGCTGTTGATACCGGAGATTGCACAATGGAAAACCCTACAGGCTATAACGCAAAATATGTCTTTGAAAACAGTATAGGTCCAGGTGCTCGTATTACAGTCACGCGTTCTGGCGGAGTTATTCCTAAAATTCTCAGTGTCATGGAAGAAGCTACATCTAAAACTATGATGAAACAGCGTGATAATCTTCTGTACTGTCCTGATTGTGGACGACCTACCAAATGGAATGACACCAATGTAGAGCTAATATGCACTAATCCGGATTGTCCCGGAATACGTCTCGCAAAGATTGTGCACTTCTATACTACATTAGAAGCGGAACAAATGGGAGAAGAAACTATTGCTAAAATGTTCAAGGCTGGGTATAATACTCTGCGACGTGTTCTTGACATCACATTTGATGAACTCATGCTCATTGATGGGTTTGGTGAATCTATTGCAAATGTTATACTAACAGCAAACAAAAAAATACGCGACGGAGTTGATGTTATCAAACTGATGCACGCCAGCGATTGCTTTGTAGGGATAGGTCAAGTAAAAGCCAAAAGTATAATTTCAAGTCTATCCGAAAATGACCGTTTTGCCTTTATTAACGGGTATGTGTTTACTGAAGACAACTTTGAACAGATGCCTCAGTTTCTTGCCTTAAACAAAACATCGCAATCTTTCTTCAAAGGTATCGCTCCATTCTATGAGTTTGTTGCTCTCAACAAATTAAAAATCCTACCTATGGAAGAAAAACCCAAGCCAATAGGAGACAAATATACTGGAATGAAAATATGTTTCACTGGTGTACGAGATAAAGATCTGGAATCGGAAATAGTCGCTCAAGGCGGTGAAGTTGTCAGCGGTGTGTCCAAGAAAACCACACATCTAATCGTAGTAGACATTGACTCATCATCAAGCAAGACAATAAAGGCAAAATCTCTTGGAATACCAATATTTACCATTGAAACATTCAAAGAACTTTGAATTGATATAGACTAATTATACCACCGGCTGTTGTATCTAATACCAGCCGGTGGTTTTCTGTTTGGATAAAATTTTAATGCAAAAGGATAGTTTTAAATAAAATCTTTTGCTTTTATAATTTCATTATGTAACTTTGCAAAACAAAAATGAAAGTATAATTATTATGGGACAGAAAAATCAGATTACAACCAGTGACCATCTTCCCTATGATGAGTTCACAAGATTACTCGATTGCCTTCATAAGGATGAAGAATATCGTTGGGAAATGTATGCACGCTTATCGTTTTGTACAGCTTGCAGGGCATCAGACACTTTAAATTTCAGATGGAAAGACATCTTAGGAGTTTCATCAATTACCATAATTGAGCAAAAAACTAAAAAAACACGTCAAATTCCATTCAACCCTTCTGTGCAAAAAAGTTTCAATGAATTATGGCATCTTCTGGAATGCCCGGATAAGAATGATTACATTATGGCTTCCCCTCAAGGCGACAAGCCAATAACTATCCAGTACGTAAACATGAAGCTGAAAGAGTTCAAATGTAAATATAGACTTCACATTGATAATTTTTCCACTCACACATTCCGCAAAACTTTTGGTAGGTATGTCTATGACGCAAGTGGACACAGTGCGGAAAGCCTGATTCTACTTAACAAGATTCTCAATCACAGTTCCATTCAGGTTACTAAAACATATATCGGAATTACCCAAGAAGAGGTTGCCAGTATATATGCCTCTATCAGCCTTTAATCAAAGGCAATTCAATTGAAGCACACACAGCTGTGCCCTTTCATAATTATATTCCACTCACACATATCGGGTTGTTACCTCTTATAAGGGCATGGCACATACATTTATCACTTGTTCTCATTGCGGAAAGCAAGAAGACCTTGAGTCCTTCCGCTCGATCAATAATCCGCTTGTTTCAAAAATGCGGAACGAGCAAATATGCTTTGACTGCGCCTACTGGATGAATAGATTGAATAACCCGGAGCCAGATACATTTGTTATAAGTGGAAAGCTATACAAACTGAACGCTCCATTCAAGCGACTGCCATTCAGAAAGACCAGAGCTATAGCGCTGAAATTTGTAATAAAGGTTGGCACCAAGGAAGTATATGCAATCACAGACATGCTACTTCGAGGAACAATTCCCTCAAGACTGTCAAAACTGGTTCCAGACCAATATAAATTCATCACGAGAGACGAATACCGTAGAATTATCAGGTATGAGGCTGAAATGTGTTTGTCAAAAGGTTGCTTTGACCGCTACCATTGCTTGTGGTACCGGGCTGACATCGCAGAACCGGCTGAACCGTGGAATATAGTTCCAAAAGATTATCAAATTGGCGGTGAAAACTGCCCAAGCTTCATAAACAAATATGGACTCAACAATGATTAATACAATTATTTTAGTTGCTGTGATAGTAATTCTCTGGAATACACTTACTATTAAGTTCCACCAGCAACAGATGATTCAGGTCATGGATGCTATTAGCGGTGCTCTTAAAGACATTGAAGCAAACCACGAACACACCCATGAGCAAGAAGTCAATACAATAAAAGCTATCAATGAGATGTGCAATGCCCTCAACCAATCCTTCATCACTACTGGTGAGTTTATGAATCACACATCATACACATTGAAAAATATCGCGGTCTGTATGATACCGTTCATCAATGAAATTAAAGAACGGGCATTAAGAAATGAAGATTACGAAAAAGCTCAGGAATGTATCAACATCATAAAGAATATTCAAGAAATTATAAAGCAGAAATGATATGAAACAGAACAAACCGCAAGTAGCTGGATATGGACTGCATTATCATGCGAACAATCAGCTTATCCCAAATACATCGGACCGATTGCTATTTCAATGTTTACTTGATATTGTCAGGAAACAGTTGGCAAACTCTCTTGATAACCAAACAATCATATTATCCCAAAGACAACTTGGATATATGTCTGGACTCAATGTGTATAGAACCGTACCGGCATCGCTTGAACGGCTGGAAGCACTTGGTTTAATTAAAAGACACAAGAACGGAATATCTATGATGTGCGACCAATATGTTGCACTTGTGCAATACTACGAATTGCTCAACAAGTCAGACAAGGAAAAATTCGCTGAAGAATTTTCCAAAAATGGCATACAAGTATTAGAAAATTACGGAATTGTTGCAGAAGTGCAATGTCGCTCTGAATTGGTTGGAGTTTCCGGCAGTTCCATTTCGATGCAGTATTGCACTTCTGCAACATATTCAAGTTCAGAAGTTGAAAATATTGCAGAAGTGCAACATTCAGACCAACGCAACCAAGAAATGTTGCACTTCTGCAACATAGAGGAATTGGGTTTCAATGTTGCAGAAGTGCAACATTTCTCACAAGAGATAGCAAAAACATTGCACTTCTGCAACACATATTGCACTTTTGCAATGTTTTCTGAGACATTAGATGTTGCACTTTTGCAACATGGGGTAATTGAAGCCATAAAAGTAGCATTTGAGACTGGAAATTTCCCAAAAAACTCGATTTTTGGGTCTGAAAAGTGTTGCACTTCTGCAATATCGAATGTTGCACTTCTGCAACTTTTAGCCTCAAAAGTGTTGCACTTCTGCAATACAGTAATAATATATAATAATAAAAATAATAATAAAGGGGGCAACCCTCTAAAAAACGAGATTCAGACAGAAGAAGAAAACGAAAACTTCCAGCAAAATATTCAAAAAAGTTTTGAGGGTTTCGGAAAGGTTGAGGTTATAGACCTTGATGAACCTTCAGAAAAGATTAAAGAAGATTTCATGGATATTGATGATATTTCCCAGCAAAAATTAAAAAGAGCAGAACGGGCAATGAGGGCAAAGAACTCTTATCGTAACAAACCATTCATAAAAGTCGAAAGGGCCAAAGAGATTGTCGACTGTCTTGATGAGGTTGTGAAATCCCCAGTAGATTTTTTCATCTATCAATTTTGGTGGGGTATCTTTGACCTTTACTGCGAACACTACCATCCCTCAACAAGAATCAATGAAGAAGGCGAGATAGAAGATGAACCCCAGCTGTTAGATTGGAAAGAGATGATCGGTGCCGCACTACCACAGGACGAGATATATTCGATTGCCCAGAATGTGTATGAAGATATGATTGGTGCAATCGAGCAAGGCAAGTATGTGTATGGAGATGACAATGAATGGGAAGTAAGCTTTGGGTTTACGACATTCCAGGATTTCAATCCATACGAAATCTTCCAGTGGAGCCCATGTACTATGCAAGATAAATCGGTTCCGGCATTGAAAGTTGCAATTGACCGGTTCTACGATATAGAGGCAAACGATGTGTTCACTCCAAACAAAGGAGGTAAGGTTGACAAGAAGACTAAGAACTCCCAGAATAAAAAACTTATCAATTTCATTTTGTCTGCCGATGACACCAGTCTATCTCCAATGGAATCTGCAATCAAGGAGTTCTATCGTGATTTTGTTGTCTCAGGTGATGATAATATCATTGATGAGTTCACAGACGGCAAAGGAACAGTCTTAGAAAGCGGTGGCGGGCTTCCAGATCATCTTTTAAAGCCTTGGTGCTACAATTTATCATCCGTGAGGTATAACGAGTTCACAGGCGTTCTATGCAACAAATACAAGCCTTGTGATGGAGTACACAAAAAAGCATATATTTTTTCAGCGGAGAATGTGGTAGAGTGGAATGAGCGGAATGGCTACACAGATACGATAGCACATGAAGCACTCCAGTAATGTGTCTGCAAAAACAACGACCGGCAAATGGTTTCATCCAATATCGCCGGTCGTTTTTATTTTAATCCTTTTCTATAATTTCTGGCCATTCATCAGATGCAAGATAATCTCTTAGCTTGGCGTTGAATTGAGCAAGCATTAGCATAGCTGATTTATGTGTCGTAAAATAGTTCCCGGCAAGATAGCGGAGATGCGATGTCGGGGTTCCTTTCTCTGTTTCCGTCCTAACTTCCATTTTGTCTGAAATGTAGAAGTATTTGCTTCCTACCGGCAACTCAACTTTCAGCGGTTCGATTCTTAGCAATTTGTCTTTCCACACTTTTCCGACCTTTTCCAGTTCTCTTCCAAGACGGCGAAAACAACTGGTTGAGTTTCCCAGTGTGGTCTGTATGTTTTCCTTGTTGATGCTCTCGAATACCATAGTACGTATGTCATATCCGGGAGTTTCCCAAAGAGAATAACCAATCTGCTTAGGACGGTTCGATGTCGGATAGGTAAAGTAACAATAGAACATCACATCATGTTCAGAGTCTATGTGGTGCATTACCCCGACACCTTGAGTTTCCAGTGAATAGTCATAGAATATCACTCGGTCTCCATTTTGGGGAATGTATTTGGGAACAAGCTTTAGTTTAATTGGGTCAGGTTGAAGATTGCTGGCAAAAAGGGCATCATAGAATTTATGGGAATCGTTTTCAGAGGCTTCGGATATTTCTTCAGGTGCTACGGAGCGGATTTCGGTACTTATGGACCCGTCTTCAAGGAGCGTTCCAATGATTTCACATGTCTGAAGAGTGCAATTACCCAGTAAAACAATCTCATTTTTGAAACAAGCGATTTTAAGCGCGTTTAAGCCATTTTCAAACCATTGGATGAAAGATTGCACATCTATCGTGTTTGAATCGGAATTAGGGGAAAACACGGGCGTTTTTGGGGTAATCTGGAAGCGTTGTACCAAGAATGAATTTATAAATTCAGAGTCTAATTGCGTTTTTGGGACATAATTAGACAAAAATGATAGTGTCTGAAACTGTGATTTCATTGTTTTAGGATTATGAATATATCAATTTTTAGACAAAGGTAAGTATAATTTTCAAAAGTATGCGAATAGATGTCGGATTTTGATGGAGATATTGTCAAAAACGGATTTGAAATATCGGTTCTGGGGAAAATTTTAGAATTTGTATGTTTAAGCGTTTTATGTGGCAACAATTAAAATTTATGGCAACATGTCCGGGGATGGCACATGTTATATATAATAATGTGTAACTGGAAGATTTCAACTTAACATGAAATAGCAGAAACGGAACATGGCTTAGACTCTCAGTAATCATGTTAAGAAAAACAGATTTGAAAAATTGGGGCGTAGTATATATATGGAATCCCCATCACCATGCACACCCTCCCTCGTATTTTTCGTTTTTGCACGCTTGCACCCCTTTGGGGTGCAAAACTTGCTTGTGCTCCTGTCTTTGCTATCGTTACGCTTTAAATATCGCTGATTTTCAACGCTTTATAACTTTCACTTTTGCACAAAGTGAAACCCTACGGGTTTACGTGCCCACTCCCACACATGGGCATACACACACGAGCGTGGGCAGGTCGGGACACTCCGAAAATCAACCCAATTTTCTACGAAAATTGCCCTTACACGCAGACTCCCATCCGCACCCAGCTTGCGACTACTGTGCGCCCATAATGCGTGTGTGGTAGTGCCTGAGCGTCAGCCCGTTACGAGTGTGCGCCCATAATGCACCCACTTGTACGCGATAAACAACCCCGTATGTGGGAGCGTATGACGCTCTCGTGTGGCTGCACAACACCGCACGGACGCACAGGAAGCTCACACGCCCTTTCTCCTGCGCATAATGCCTGCGGAAACAGGCGAAGCTACGTGTCGTGACGCCTTGAGTGTCAGCCCTAACTTTGCACCGTCAACATCGACAAACCGCCGCCGACGGGTTTCGGCAAAATCAAAATTTTCAACATCATGGCAAAATCAGCAAAAACATCCGCAAACGTAGTCGCTAACAACGAAGTTGTTAAATCTCAGTCCACAACCACAACCGCTACTACCCAAAGGGTAGTAGAAACCCGCGAAATGTGGGCTGTGGTCTTTGACCACACCGCCAAGCTCCTTGCAATGGCAGTCAAAGGCGAAGCCTTTGGGAAAGACGAAAACGAAGGCTTTGCCTTTGGCAAAACAACCGACAAGAACGGCAAAGTCCAAAAACTTGCATCGAAGATGCAACCGAATATCCGACCCTACTCGTACTCGCTGCTTGCTGGCTTTGCCAGCAAAAAGGGCTACAAACACGCCAAAGACACTGCACTTGCAACCCTCGACCTCGAAGAGGTCGCAAAGACGGTTTTCCTCAGCCTCCACCCTTCGGGTGATTTTGATAAACTTGTCGGCAAAGCCGAACCGAAACAAGCGAAATCTCTCGTTCAAGCCGTTATAGCTTTGCTATAAAGCCACAGACCACACCGGCTACCAAATCGCCTCGACCCCAAAGGGGTCGGGGTTTTGCCGTTTCTACGTGCGTGGGCGTGCATAATGCGTGCCCACATATTTTCGTGCGCATACATATACGCGCCCATGCCCACACTGTGTGCATAGCGTGTACAGGTATGGGCGTGCACGTGCATGACATACGCGTCCATATAGCGCCGTGTGGGTGCCCATCGGCAGTTCGTGGCTGTCCAGCAAAACGCATGAGGCTTCAAATTTTTCCTGGGTGCCCATGCGCTACGGTTATTGTGCATCCACAAACCGTCGTGGTCGTGCAAGCGGTATTGTGAGTGCCCACTGCAATATCATGGGAGACCACACACAATATCGTGGTCGCCCATAAATGCGTGAATATTGCCACATGTTTGGGCGACCATGCGTAATGTATGGGTGCTCATATATAACTTGTGTGAGCCCACTCATAATATGTGAGCACCCATAAAATCTTGTGGGCGTGTACTTTGCGATTGTGTGCATCCACAAATATTGCGTGGCTGCTCACAATTCATGGAAGACCACACACAAACATGGGCACCCAAAGCCGACAGATATTGCGTGTCCATGTTTGTGTGTGGTTGCGCAATATCGTGAGAGCCCAACATAATTCATGGCTACCCATGCAACTCGTGGGCACTCAAAATTTGCCTGAACGTGTGAGTCCACCGCCATGTTTGGGCGTCCGAAATTTGTGGGCTGGCGTGGGTAAAATGTGGGTATGTTTGGGTGTGTGAGGATGCCCATATTTTGTGTGGATATGTGGGTACGAATGTACATCCATGTGTGCAATATATTTGGGCGTGCAGATAATGCAAGATGGGCGCCCATTATTGCGTGAAATTATGAGCGCCCATGAGGTACGTGTGGCCACATCTTCGAGAGCGATTCATGGGCGCTCATGTCGTCTGGAGGTGGGTGCGCAAAATGGGTACGCCCACTATGAGGCGTCCATGCCCATGTCATGTGAACGCACCCATTTTTGCGCCTCCTTGCCCACGAAACTTTTCGCGCGCCGGCTTCGCCTCATGCGCTAAGTTTTTCAAAAATTTCTTTCAAAAATGTTTGGAAATCAGTGCATTACAACCCCATATTTGCAGCGTCCGAAATCGACATCGGCAGGTGTTCGAGAGTACGACACAAGTTCTTTGAAATGATTGATATGCGACAAGCGTTGTACGAGCCTTATGGCATACGACGTGAGCACAAGATAGCCCTCGGAGAGTGGTGGAAATTTATGTCTGACATATTGAGTACACGTAGGGTAACAGGGTCTAAACTGCATATCATGCTGACACGCTTAATGCTCCCGACATAGGTCATAACTATGTCCGTTCGTGACAAGGCGAAAACCGCATTTTGTAGCAATGCGACAAGCAGAGTCAAGCGTAAATTTTAATCACCTGACACACGAAAGGCGGTGTGTGGGCTACACATAGGTGCAAGGACCGAGCCGACATGATTATGGCTAAAACTAACAAGTCAAACAGCGCAAACGAAATCAAGTTCAACGTAACTTTTGGTGAACTTAACGTGAACACAATGCCCGCAAATGCAGCGGTGCTCCTGCGTAACGCAAAGAAACGCATCGACGGTGAAATGAAAGAAACAACCGAGTTTATGGCGATTGAGGGAGTACGTCGTGCATCAGGTGACGGTATATTGCTTCCCTTGCTCGCTCTCATGGTGGCAGACGCACAAGAGCGTAACGGCTTTGCCACAGCGTTCAAAATCGTTGTTGTGAATGGTGAAGAGATTGAAACGAAATTAACCGCAAAGAGCACGTTCACACGTTGGCTTGCAGGTAACGTAGTGTACAAGACCGATAGCGATGGCAAACTTAAAAACGCTCTCACACTTGACGACGGTTTGTTACTCCGACACACAAGCCTCAACGTAAAAAAGACCTCGCCTTTGCTTACAGCTGAGGGTGAAACGCTTTCCGCTTTGCTTAAAACAACTGCAAAGGCTATCGCAAAACAAGCTAACCTCCGCACGTCTATTCTCGCTAAGGCTGAAAGCATGTATAACGCTGCTGTGGGCAATGCAAACGAAGCTCCTGCACAGGAAAAAGCACCCGAAACAAGTGCAGTGCAAACCAATGAACAAGCTGCATAACATAACCTCAATACGATTGCCACTCAGCCCTTTGGGTTGGGTGGCTTTCTTATGCAAGTATGCGCGTCCACGATGCGTCAAGCCCACACAGGTAACGTGTCCACTTGCGACACGCATACATACATGTGCTGCGCTTGCATAACGTTTGTGTCCACTTATTATGCGTTGTTATGTGGCAAAAGCCCTAAACGCGTGACTTTCCAAAATTTTCCCCCGGTCCAAGGAGCCGGTTTTTAATACGACAATGGCAACATTCAAAGACTTATTTTCCGCTCAGCAAATTAATGCTATCAAAGCGGTTGCAACTTCTGAAAGCAATGCAGATAAATACGCTCCCAGCTTGCTCGATTTTCAACGTGATGACCTGTACAAATTCGCAGCAGAACATAATGTTGAACTGTCTGTTGGTTTCTGGAAGCAAATGGAAACTCTTGCACATACTCGTGAAAACGTGATTGTATGTATTAAAGGCAAACATGCGATTGTTGAACACATGGAGCGCAGCGAAATTTTTGCCCGCCATTTGGGGATAATGCTGAAGCAAGGAGTTGCTATGTTCTTCGTGAACATAAGTCGCGTAATCACTTGGGATAATTGGAAAGCAATATACGCTTGCCTTATTCCTGTCAACGCCAAAGCCAAGTCTAATTACGATATAGAAATGAGTGATGACGAGTATAATCGAATCCGAATCGCAAGACGCAAGGAACGTGAGTTCAATGACCTTGCTCGACCTATTCGTAGCAAGAAAGCCGGTAGATGTCGTATTACATTCGAGGAAGCGCGAACTCAAAGGATTAAATCTGAGAAACTTGTGCTTGAATATAAAGTTGAAGCGAGAGCAAGGAAAATATTAGCAGCGTTGTAAATTAATCATAATCATGTCAATAGCCACAATCGGAGTAATCTGGTTGTGGCTATTTTTATACCCAAAAATTTATGAAAACAGTAACATACAAAGCGTGGGGAATTTCTCACAAAGCAGTAAAAGTTGCCACTTGCACAAGCAATGGTGTGTATAAAAACTATGCTTATCCTCAGAAGAAAAGAAAATGAAAACGCGATATAAATCAATAAAATCAGGCAAAAACATCGACGATATGAAAAATAATCAAAAATCAACATCTTACATATCCAAACTTACGCATGATATTTTGATTGCAATCTTGCGTATCATAATTAAGAGCTTGTTGTGGATTGCAAAACACTTCTGGAAGCGCTACTTTGGGATTGAAACTCCAGTGTACAAATTATGGTGGAAAACACATGCTACTGCCATGCAGAAAAAACTTGATATGGTTCATCAATCAAATTAAAGAGAATGGAAAAGAAGTTTGAAGCGCAGAAGCCGATAGATTTTTGCGGTACAAAGATATTTGCACATAATACTATTCTTGACCTTGGTGTGGGATATATCAGTTATGCAACAAACCTTCACGAAACCGCCGTAGTGCTCAAAGGAGCAGATGGAATAGGAGTCATGTATTTGATAGTCAATGGGGACAAGAGAAAAGAGGTTGAGAAAGTTATAGAAGAATATTCTAATGAGAAATGGCTCAAAGATGGCTTGTTTGGTGAAATCGTTGCTTGGGCATGTCAACATCCTGACCTTAATCCTGAACGAAGCACTATGGGTAGATGGAGTTCAAGATGTGGTCTTAAAGCCATAAAACCCTTAATGACAATAGAAGATAAGTAATATATGGAACAGACAAAAATATGTGGAGTGTGTGGTAAAACACTACCAATATCTGAATTTGCTAAAAATGCAAAAGCTGCTGACGGTCTTTCATACCGGTGCAATACATGTAAAAAACATGGATTTACAAAGACTAAGACATCAAGAAGTAATTCTGTAGATATGTCAGAATTATCGGATGAAGCTTTGTGTGGTGAGTTGCGTAGACGCGGGTTCACTGGAGAGCTATCATATCGTAAAACAATAAGCATTTGAATAATATGGTAACAGATATATTAAACAAAATGGCTGAGATTGTGGCTAACAACATGATCGCATTCCAGTCGGATTTTGAAAAGTACGACAAAGAATATATCATAAAGAAAGGCGTGAAAGCTTTCCCTTTTTTGTGGATGGTACACCGGTCGCACACTTATCTTATTCGTTTGTCCGAAATCAGAAAGGATTACTTTGAGAATGAAGCGTTTCGATATGATATTGCACAACAAAATAGCTGGATTCACGCTTATTTGTGGCCCAGATGCAGTCAGGTTACTGAAGATATTTATTTCGTAACCAAGGATGATGTGGTTCAAATCGGTTTGGAACAAGCACGTAATATCACAATAGATGCCATTGAAATGGCTGTTACTGCATGGGGGCAAGAACATGAAAAGATCCCCACTAAATTCAAAGTGTCAGTGGAAATTGGTGGTATATCTCTCAGTAAATTAAAAGGACTTATTCAGGATTGTCGTAATCATGATGATGATAGTTTATTGAATTGCATTAAGCGTTTTCACAACTATCGCCAGCAAGCGAAATCCCATAAGGTTTCTATTTGGTATAATGAACGATATAATGAGTTCTCTTTTGCAGAAATGGTTAATGGGGAATGCCGGTTGAATGGCGGCATAATCTTTCACGGCTGGCCTGGAAATGGCTACCAGACAAATGGTTCCATTCAGCTTGAACCTCGATATGGATGGGCTTCTCACACTTAAAGTGGTATTGTTATGCAACAAGAAGAATACATAGATAAAGGAGTCAAATATGTGCGTATTGATAAGCGCAAAGCCAGGATAAAATTCGGTGAAGGCAAGACGATTTGTCTAATACCGGATAGAATGAGACTTGAAAATGCGTGGCGCGCATTGTATTCTATATCTAAAAACTGGACAAAAAGCGATCGGTAATTTGACAACTATGTAAACAATTATATGTATTACAATTATGACTCAAAATGTGGTCGTACCGTAAAATATTTCATAAAACAGGAGGATTGCGTATGACAGAATCAATAAAAACGGCTATCAAAGCCATCAACAAATGGGTGTTCTTTGGATGGAATTACCAATGTATTCAACATGAATGGGTTGCTGCTAATGGCGACCGGAGAACCGGTGCCGTGCCTCAATTTTTGGCTGAAGTACGGTGGACTTGTAACTTTGACCACATGTATCAGAAATGGTGTACTGCTATCAATGATACAGACACCAATTCCTATCTTGTGAAGTTTTATGCTGAGCTTGATGACCGCAATCGTGAGTTGCTGCTGGAATGGATTATGGAACATTACAATGGTGAGAAGAAGATATTCCATGAGAACACCGATGAACGTTCTGAAGCGCAAATCTTAGCCAAAATTCGTGAGTGGGCTGAGAACATTCCATATTGGTTAAGCAATCGTGAGGGCTATCCACGTGGTTATCGTGAAGGAATGATTCGTGCTCATCGGATAGCAATGTCAATTATTACAGGTGAGCCTTTAAATGATTAGAAATTGTGTGTTTGAGAGTTTTGATTGGTGCCGCAGTTCGCTTGGTTGGGCTGCGGCATTTTTTATATCCTCTCCGCAATAAATAAAAGTAACGTGATTATGGTTGAAAGATCATTGATAGAAATGAAGGAAATTGGCAATTATCGTATCAAAATATATTACGATACAGATGCCGAATGCCCGATAACAAACTGTGACATGTGTGGTCGGTATTTGTTTGAATACTCTGATAGATACTTGCATCGACTGCATAAGGAGTGTGATTGGAGTGACTTTTTCTCGGACAACAATCATTCTTTGGAAGAATCTTTGCACTACATGGCAAGCAAAGTGGTGAAACAAAAAGACATCATTACATACCTTAAACGTGAAAGCATTTCTGGTGTCCGATTTATATATAATAAATCTTCTCGTCTTTGGGAATTACAGATAGAATGTAGGAATAATGCAACCGATAAATTGTATTGGAGCACAGAATATGAATTTACTCCGTATGATTTGAAACACCATGATTATCGTGCAGAGTTAACGGAGTGTCTGGAAAAAGATGACTTGATTGATCTAATCCGTGATTGTGCCAAAGATTTGGTGATTAAGGAATGGAGTTCTACTGGATATTCTCAGGGTGATTATTTGTATGGTATTACCTATGTTACGAAAGAACGATATAACGAAATGTGTGGTAGAACTGACATTGACTGGCGAGAAGGTGCTATTCAATGTATAGATGAAGAAGTCAAAGAAATCGGCATGTGGATGTGGGGTGATGTCAAAGGCTATGTCCTGGAAGAGAAAGTGTTATATACGAAGCATTTCCAAGACCCAAATCGTGAAGACGAAGATGATTTTGACTGGGAAGAGATTCATTCATGTTGGGGATTCTTTATGGAAACAGAAGAGCTCATTAACGAAGTGATTTCTGAGCACGGATTAAAAGAAGTAGCATAAAATGGACACTCCTCGTTTTATCCCTGAAAAACGCATTGCTATTGACGGAAAGCAATGGTGGTGCGTTTATGACACCCAGCGTCATTGCTGGAGTACATACCTATGTCACGGGAAATACCGCACCAAGCGAGCATGTCAGGCTGCAATTGATGTGGCTTATCAATACTTTAATCACTGATTAGCGATGAGACAGAAAAAAACGCTTACTAATGAGCAGAAAATAGTAAACGCTTGCAATTTGGATGGAAATTCACTTGCAAGCGTTTATGTTATCGAAGCACTAAGAGTTGGGCTGTTGACGTATATCCATGAGTTTTCGGACGAGGAAATAAAAAATGGATGGGGATTTTTTGACTCCCCAGCTGGAGTAAGAGCTAAGATGCAACGAATTTTGGACGAAATAAGTAAAAAATAATATGAAATATTTTGTAGAAGACAGCCTCGGTAACTTCCAATTTTGGAGCGGAGGCAAAGACCGTGCTGACCTGTTGACCAGTGAGCAATTTGATACGGTAGAGCAAATGATGGAGGAAATAGAACCTGCTGACGGTTGGTCTGATACGGCTATCAATGATTTTTTCTGGTTTGACTTTGATACTATATGTCAATGGCTGGGTTATACCGATGCGGAACACCTGGAAGCTGATATTACAGAAACAGAGGTTGCTGAAGCACAAGAATGGGCAGAAGAAACCTCAACTGATTACAATTCATTATTCGCTATTGCCGGGTTAAAAATCGAAGACTACGAAAGCATCAACGAGGATGGCGAAACCGAATGCGATTGGGACCAGGCTACTGAAGATTTTATGGATTGGTGGAACAGCATGGACTATATTGACCAAGTTGAAGAATATCGTAAATATCAGTAACTATGAATAAGCAAGAGTTTATTGACCGCATTATAGAAATCGCGGAAAGTCAAGGATTTTCCGTGAGCACTGAAATCAATGGTGATGATGTTGAGTTTACATTCTCCCAGTACACCGATTTTGGACAAGACTTTTGTTTCTGGGCTACGATGCAAAATTATGACATCTATACCCTGATAGAGGAAGTTGATAATTACTATGAAGGGTATGACCCAGACGAGGAAGCTATGCTTTGGGTCGGCCCTGATGGGCATGGCAAAAAGGGAGCGCCGTATCGCCTTACTGATGTCGTGAAAGATATGGAGCAGTGCGAACAAATGATAAAGAATTTGTCTGATGCTTTGTCTGAAGCGAATAACAAAGAAATACTTTGGGAACAACCAAATTCTTAAAAACATGGAACAGACATTTGAACAATATGTATTTAGTTGGTGGACGCAATACATTGAAGACCACCAAGACGACTCAAAACGCCTGATGGAGTTATTTATTGGCGAGGAAGAAACCATTGAGGATTATCTCGATGAAGGAGAAACACCTTACGATTGGCTGATGGCTAAGGGTGAGGAGGATGCGGAGGAGATTTACGAGCACTTCTTTGGCTACCGTGCAGACCGTTCTATTCTTGCTGACGACCTTCCAGACACTGAAACATTTTTGATTGGCATGTTTAAGCAAGCATACACTGAAAAATATGATTTTGTAGATGAGCTTATAGAAGACATGGCTGGTCATTCTGAAAATTACGATACACCACATGGATTTTTCCATGACCTTTCTTATGGTGGCTGCTCCTCCGGTATGATTGGTATGTTTATTTACCATTCCGATTGTAAGGAGTTTTACATCCGGCATATTGACGATATGGAAAATTTTGTAGAAGACTTTGAAGAAAGTTTAGGTGAACCTGTAAGAAACAGTAGTAGACTGCCTCATTATACGTTTATCTGTTGGTTTTGTTATGAAGAACTTGCTTATAACATTGCCAGAACTCTTTATCCAGAAAGCTTTTGAAATATGAAAACGACAATAGACATTAAAGTGCTTGGTTTTACTGGATTCTATCAAGGAATTTGGGACCAAAGCGAGAACGAATGGACAAAAACCCACGAAATGAAGTACGGGGAGTATGAAGATTTTGAAAGCCTCCACATGATAGAGGATTGGGGATTTCCTGAGAATTATCGTGAAGAAGTTGGAAAATTGTTTGCTACAGAATATGTAGATCAGATAAATGCTTTGTTAGAACTGGATATAAAATTGATTAAGTCTTGTGTATCATCTCCAAGAGAGTACAATTTTAGTACGGATGAGATATATGCAACTATTGAGATAGGCGATTATGATGCTATGGTTAAACGTATAGGCGATATAGCCAACGACCCTAAATATCGCACAGAACTGGCAGATATTATTCGCCGTAACCATACAAGTTGTAGTGGTTTTTGGAGTTGGATGAGCAATGATATAGAGGAATGGTTCGGATTGATAGTTGATCCAGACAACAATCATTATGTCAGCTATATGATTGGGTATTTGATGCAGCTTATTGACCCTGAATGGTTTGATGAATTTAATTACAATATGTATGAATACGTTGAGTGCAATACAGATTTACATTGTGTTAATCCGATTACAGATATAGCAAAAGACGAATGGAATCTCTATGAACAATTCGGAAGTATTTACACAAAATATGCAGATGAACATCCATTGCGTTACCCTGACCAATGGGAATGGGAAGAATACAAAGAAGAGTTCCTGACACATGCGGATGAATATGACAAAGAACTGAAGCGAAAGGAGCTTGATAAGAAGTATCAATTGTGCCTGAATTTTGAAGATTTGTGATTCTGGTTGTATTATATAACATATTACGTCTATGAAACTGTTACTTTCACTTCCTAATGGAGAAGAAATAGACCTGTTTGATGAAGGTCCAAATGGTATGGATTATATATGCCAAGTATGTGGCGAATATGACATTCCAGTTTCTCAGCTTATCGAAGATTATCAGCACGAACCGGATGAGCAAAAACGTCTTAAAATTGCTGATGAAATTCGTGACCAAGCTTGTTTTTTCGCTGGTGAAATAGCCAATTATGATGAAAATCTCCAGCAAATGATTGCCTGGGATGAACTTGGAGAACAAATTTATCGCTGTTTAATTCAGCACGCGAAAGAATGTGCTTTGGAAGCCACAATAAATAGTATGTACACAAAATATTGTACAGAAAACGGATATGAACCTCATTTTGCCGATTGTGCAATCAAATGGAAAGATACACAAGAAACTGTAGAAGTTAGAATCTTTTTGTCGTCTGGTGTCTATGATGAGATAGATGATGAGATATTCTATTATTGTGATGGATTACATGATTTTATAGCTCTTGTTGGTTCGGGCGTGGAAGATTTCACTATTGTCCAATGCTTCTATTTTGACGTTTATCCACAATTATTAAACACATAGTTTATGGAATACTCGGATTTTTTCGATGAAGACGGGTGGCTGAAAGATGAATATCTGTGGCCGCTCCGTCAAGAAATAACGCTCGGAAGCATGTATGTTTCTGACTATAATAACAGTTTTGGTATCAAGCCTGAAAAAGTATGTGATTTCTTTACGTCTTTTTGGGATGATTATTGCGAAAGACTTGCTAAAGAAGACAATATATGGGAACAGGCTGTTGTTTTAGCAAAAGAACGACTTGCTGGTGAACCAAATGCTTCAGAGTCAAAGATTCAATCTTGTCAAAATAATACGTATTTTGAGCTCTCTCTGAAGAAATATGATAATGAAGAAACTCTGTTGAAATGGTATAACTGTTTTGACGGAGAATGTCCGTTACCACCCAATTACATAAACGTGGACATTCATTGGGATTTTGCCCGGTCTATTCGAGTGATTGCTACTTCGGAAAACGAAGCAATTTCTATTGTTGACGATATGATGGAAAATAAAGAAATACCAATTAACACATTTGAACCAACAAGCGATTACGAACTTGATACTGATTGGCAACCATAAATTGATAAATATGAATATAGACAATTTGAATGAGCGTTGGTTTTCACTGGAAGATGACGCTAATAAAACGTTAATTGATGCTATCAGGGCACATGGTGGTGCATATTATTTCATCACTGAAAATGATGAAAGGCTTGATAAAATTGATGATTTGAGCGAATTGGAACTTCCTCTTGTTGATGCTTATACATATTACCGAGGAAAGCAAGGGACTTTTTATATGACATCGGTGGTTCTTGGAGAACATGGTTTGAACTTTTACGGTGTTGATGAGCGCAGTTGCTTAGACATTACAGAAACTATTCAGCTTGACCATATTCCGTTGAGTGGTATTCTTGATATACTTGAACATTTACCAGAACCAAAAGAACAATGAAGCATACAGATTTTTACAAAAAATACAGAGAGATTGAAGCGCAAGAGCGAGAAGAACTTAAAAAAGCCGTGCTCGCTCATGGTGGAGAATTTCGTTTTCAGACAGAAAACGGAGGAGGTATTGAAGGTATTCAGGCACCGATTGTTATGGCTGGAGACAGTCATTGGGAAACAAATTGTGATTGTTACATTACTCGTGTAGCAATCGTGAATGGCTTCCTTGAGATTTACGGATATGATAAAGAATATGGTAATGAAGAAATGCGGTTGGATGACATAGAATTTGGACATCTTGAGTATATCATAGACGAAATTCCAGAAACGGATGAAGTGAGTGATGTAACCACATAACCAACATCAAATTTATCTCTCAAATCAACTGGAAGTGGAAAGGTAGCACTGTTAAAGTGTATGCCTTTCCACTTCTTTTTATATAAAACTTTTTATTCATAAAAATCAAATCAAAATGGAAACAAATCTTACAGAGATTCAGAAGCTCAAAATGGCGATTGTAGCCAATCTTAACTTCGATGTCGAGAAAGCAAAACAAGTATTCAATTTTGTAATTAGTGGAGAACAGGAAATCACACCGACTTACCAGCAGCAGTTCTGGTCAGACGGTATTTATTATGTACTGGAGGGTGGACACCTTACAGTAACTGATGACCCGAAATCAATTGCAGGTCAGGTCATTGGTGTAGCAGTTAAGATGGGAAACAGAATTGCTACGGTTGCGCTCCACGATGCCGCAGATGGTGAAGAGATTGCTTTAACTACTGATACCCCATGCGGTTCTGAAAAGTTCTTCCACCCAGACTTCTTTGATGCTATCACAGACTGGGATGGCGAAGCCAACACCAAGGATTATGGTGATTTACTCAATCCTGAAATTGGTCTGAAGGAAGGTCAGTATATTCCGTCTCTTGCTCAGTTGCACCTTATTCTCTTGAACATTAAAGAAGTCAACAAAGCGCTGGAAGATGTCGGTGGTTCTCCGATGAGAAAAGAGTGGTATTGGTCTTCCACTGAGCTCTCCGCTCGTTACTCGTGGCTCGTGTATTTCAGCAATGGTACTAGCTACTACAATAGCAAGTACACCGCTGGCGTTGTTCGCCCTGCTGTAGCCCTATCAGTTTAATCTTTATTCTTCACTGCCGGGCCAGTTTTTCTGGCCCGGCTAAAAAACATAGTTTATGGAAAAATCATTGGAAACATTGTATTGTTCTGTTTGTGGAAGCAACAATATTGAAACAAAAATGTGGGTAAATCCCAATACTCGCATAATTTCAGATGCGTGTTCCTATCCTGAAGAAGAGGAGGACAATTGGTGCCATATCTGTGAAGAGCATACGGAATTAATGACGCTTCCTCAATTATGGCAACTATTTGGCGACATTCCTATTAATAACGATGACGAAATTGAAGAAGATTTCCTGTGTTTCCCTGTCGGCACATCTCGTTTTGATGTCTGGCATTGGTTTGATGAACGATGTCCGAATGGTTTGGCAGTAGATTTAATGGGTGAAAAATCAAAATAGCATGGCGTATAAATCAGGAAAAACCGTTGAATTTGAGCAATTTATTCCATCTATACTTTCGCTGCATGGATTAAAGAAAACCCGTGATTATACTCTGAGTAAAGAACAATTATACATCAAGAACACAGCTTTGAAAAGTAAAATAATCTCGGCTCTTAGAGAGTTTTACCCTGAGAAGCATTATTACTGGGAAACACCTCGAATTTTACGGTGGTTTTAATTGACATAGATATGAAACAGAAATATTACGTGAATGTACATTATGATGTAGTACTTCGTGTAGAAGTGGTTGCAGGAATTGAAGAAGATGTCCTGCAATTAGCTATACAGAAAACTGAAGATATGCCTCTTGAGGACGGGGAAGTATGTGATATTCAGGCTTCTATTACAAGTATTGAAAAATACTAAGAATAAAATGACAGACATTATATTAGAAAAGTTTTTCGAGATGCCTCGATGGGAGTATGCAATTGACAAAGGCGTTGGAAAAGACATAAGTCGGCGAGACCTTTGTCAATTAGCTAAACCTGAGATAAGAACTCGAATGTACCAAGCTATCAAGGATGGCAAGTACGAAATTGCACCTCCACATACCGCTCAAATTCCCAAAGACAATGGTGAGTTTAGAACGGTTTATGTTAACGAACCGATGGACCGAATATTACTGAGTATTGCCAATGATCTTCTTTTTGAGTTAACTCCGGAAATGATTCATTCCCGTTGCAAGTCGTATCAAAAAGGAACCGGCTGCGGTAAGATTGTTCAAGAAGTATCAAAGGAAATTTGTGAAACTAAAGGCGAGATTATCGGCTGGAAATCAGATCTTAGTAAATATTTCGACAGTGTTCCTATTCGGTTTATTGATGGTGCGTTTGATATGGTGGAACAAAAATATGGGCATTCTGCATTGATAGATGTGTTGAGAAAATATTATCATAGCGATTATTTTTTCGATCCGAAAGGGAATCTGCTCCAAATGTATCAGTCTCTCAAACAAGGATGTGCCGTTGCTTCATGGTTGGCCGATGTTCTTCTCTATCATATCGATGAGAAGTTGACGAACACTGATGGCTTCTATGTTCGATATTCTGACGATATGCTTTTTATTGGAAGTGGATATGAAACAGCTATGAATGTACTTACAGAAGAACTTGCTAAAATGGAAATGAAACTTAATCCGAAGAAAGTGGAGTATCTTACACATACAAAGTGGTTTAAGTTTCTTGGCTTCTCCATTAAAGGTGAATTTATTTCATTAAGTGGGTCTCGAATAAAAAATTTCCAAAAAGAAATAGAACACCGCACAATTAAACAGAAAAGTATTACGCTCACCAAAGCAACCAATTCTGTAAATCGCTACCTTTATAAAGGTAACGGGGAGTTTAGTTGGGCAACACAAGTCCTTCCAATTTGCAATGTTATTGAAGACATAAACGAGTTGAATAAGTTTATCATGGATTGCCTAAGAGCAGTAAAAACTGGCAAAAAGAAAATTGGAGGTCTTGGATATGTGAAGACGAAATCTAACGGTTGCGTACAACGCGGACAGGGAAGAAATGTCAAAAGCAACCGAAAAAAGACAGAACAAAAGATTCCTGGATATTTGACTATTTGTTGCATGAGGAACGCTCTTTTAACGAGCCGTGAAGCTTATGAAACATTGGTTGAAAGCCTTTAATAGTGCAATATTCTGAAAGAAGAACGCTTCATTCAATTTAGGCGTCATAACGCCGTCCAGTTTCAGCTCAGACTTGTAATCGTACCCGACTCCTGCGCCTGAGCTTCAAGCGGACAGAATGACGTCTCAATATCGAAATTATTACAGAAATGCACCATAAGCGCTGACTTTCAGAAACCGAGTGTACGGCTACAAGGGAATGTCTTTCAATTCAATATCGAAGTATGCAACCCTCGACTCTGTTCAATCTTGAGAGTAACTATGTTCCCCACAAGATGACCTTAGTCGAGGCTACATACTTCAAATATCGAAATTATTAAAGAGCTACACAAGAAAGAATGACCTCTTGTTCGATTATCTGAGTATGCAGAATGTGATTGAATGGCGGTTATTTCAGAATAGATCATTCGGCAATCGCTGAGGTCCCCAGTGACGCTCCCTGGGACCGTTCCTCGATGCTGAATGATCTATCTCATCGAAACAATTACAGAATCATACAAAAACGCCTGACAATCATAAATATTTGGGCATCCGCACAGGATAGATTATGAAACATGAACTTTAATCCAGAAGACTGTAACCAGAATCGACGGGACGTTCTACAGGCTTACCTGCCAGTTCCACGTCCCGTCGATTCTGGCGATTCTTCTTTCTATCGACACCAGTAAAGTTATGTGCAACTCATGTTTCAGACATCTCAGTAATGCAACTGGTCCGGTTCAAGAAATCTACGTTTAGCTTTGCGGCCAAAACCCGCCGTTTGAGCCGGCGTTTACTGTTTATCAACAGTCCTCGCCGGCGCTGCACCGCTTGTCTGGCCGCACGCATCGACACCGGTAAAGGAATGTATCGCAATTTTGAGAACCATAATCACTTAAAGCACAAATTTAGTTATTCAAGGCAGCAACTTTATTAGAGCTGGACCAAACGAAGGCCATCCATCCAGGTACGCAACCTGGATTACTCGCCTTCGGCGTCCAGCTCTTAAATCGAAGCGTATAAAGAAATGTGCCAAGCTGATGAGATTGACTTTAATACAACACAGTATCAATTATGCAAGTGACTGTAATTTCAGTGTGGCTGGTATAAGAACGCGTTCCTACGGCACGCGTGCCAACCCGCTCACCACATCAGTACCAATAAAGTGACGTGTCAAAAGTCTGAGCATAATATCAATGTAACGTAACATCTGATGTATAAGGAGTTTGAGTTTTAAGCAACAGGTTGTAATCATCCGGGTTCTCTCAGGATTATATCCTGACTTCACCCGGATTCAAATCCTGTTGTCTATCGATCCAATTAAAGAACTACGTCACAAATTTTGAATACATCTTTTTAATCAACTCTCAATGGAAAATATTTGGAACGAAGCGCAAGAAAAAGTCCACAATGGTTCTTCCTTCAGAATCAATTTGGAGAAGCGAGACCTTGTAATTGATGGTAAATACATCATCAAAGAGGGTCAGTATGAAGGCAGTCTGGGATATGACACAAACTTTCCTGTTAACGATCTACTTGTGATGGCAGAAGGTTTTTATTGGCAGTATCGCCACAGCATCCCGTCCGCTCGAAGTGAAGCGAGATACAGACGCTACTTCCGGGCCTTACCCGAACACGAGCTATCTGAAGATGATATGCTCTACGGCGAAAACCGTGAACTTGCTCAATTGCGTTTAGAACTGTATCTCCTAATTGCAATTCTCAATAGCGACTTGATATGGGATGAGTTTGCCAAGGGTTATTGGTTTTGGCAATCAGACAAGTATAAATCACTAATAATATTAAGACAATGGATAATATAGAGATACGAAAACCATACGATTTGAATGGGCTTTCAGAAGTAGAGCGATTGCGTTTAGCTATTCAAAAATTTAAGGAGTATGACATTCAAAGAAGCAAACGATACAAACTACTTCAGACGGAAAACCAGCAATTGAAAATTACAAATCAATCGCTTAATGCCAAAGTTGAATATTTAAGAGAGTATATTGATTCGATCATATCTAAAGTAACAGAAAATCCAGATTGTAAAGCTACTAAAGATTTATTTGAATCCATTACACATAAAGTGTTGATGCAAAGAAATGCGCTAAAACAATATCAACAATCATTTAGTAAACTAAAACAAAAGCTTGAAAAGCAAGAGCAAGAGTTATTACAAATTAAAATTCAACAATCATTAAATAAATAAGAATGAAAGAAACAAAAGTAGTATGCCCTAAGTGTGGCGCAGAAATGGCAATTCCAGAACATGAATCATTTGCAGTTGGTGTCGCTATTGGGAAAGACAGCGGACTCGGAACTGTCACGCTTCCACTTGCATCAGAAAATAATTCAAATCCTAAAAATAAAACAGTAATGAACGCATCAAAGAAAATTCAGGCTATGAAAGCCGCTGGTATCGATGTAACAAATCTATTCGCAGTTGCAAATGCAGAAGGTGTGGAATCTATTGCCCGTATAGAAAACGGGAGTATGACATTCTTGCCAGACGATGACCCAATCATCATTGCAATCTTTAAGGGCGGGACGGTTCCAAATCGACGTTTGTTTCGTAGATGGGTCATGGCTCAAGTATTTCACATGCTCACTCAGAAGCACTGGCGTACCGGCAAGACTTTAGGCTTCCTTGCAGCGCTTCAAGCAAAAGGGTTCCGTTACAGCTGGGAGATGCTTATTGAGGAAATACGTGTACAGGCAAAGTTGGAAATGCTTGACCAAGAGAACTTCATCCAGCGTAACCGTTGGTTTAACAGGAAAGTCGCCAGCGATATGGCTACTGATTATCTCAAACAGCTTAATGAGCATATTGAGAAGAGAAAAATGAAATGCAAGCGTTGTAAGGGTGTGCCTTATATCACTCTCAATGGCACTAATATTTTCGTTGAAGACTTGCGAAAGAAAGTGTTGTGTCCGTTAGAAAAACAGGAACAGATGATGAGATATGCTGAAAATATGGCTGACCTTTATCGTGCCGTTGTAGAGTTCTATCGAGGTGTAAAAGAGTTTTATTCTCCTTATGAGTTACCGATGAGTGCGGCATTTAAAGACGCATACAAAGGTGCCGGAGGTTACTTTACAATGCGAAACCTGATCATGTTTCACGGTTGCAGGATGCTCAGTACTAAAGGAAAACCTCTGGCAGAATCATCCTCTCTTCGCGAGCTTGATAAATTGGCTGAAGAATACAAAGATGGCGGTGGTTGGCGTATGTTTGGCGCAATGAAGGAGTTGATTTCCAACAATGGTATTGACATCGAAGCTAAGATGAACGAGTGGCGAAGCAAATAATACGAATCTGGTGCTCATCAAAGACTTGAATGATTGGTGAGCACTATTACTTAACTCTTAAATATGGATAATAAAAGAATAGCCGATATAGGAGAAGTGCATTGGCATGACGGTAAGCCATTTTTCTTGTTCGGAAATAGTGACAATGGTTTTATCTTCAAAGACGAGGAAGCCTATAATAATAATTGGGATGCGCCATGTTATGTTCCAGAATACGCTGGAGAAGATAATGCAATAACTATTGGTAACGTTGAATATGAATGCGGTGGCTCTAAGGATGAATGTGATTGGTATTCACATAAAGATTTGTTGAAAATATGCGGGTATAATCACAAAATATGTGATACGTTATTTCAAGAAATTAATTGGTGTTATCCAAGAACATGGCTGGATGATTGTGACAATAATGACTTTATTGATTATAATTACGCTTATGACTTTGTAAAAGTTGGTAATCAAGTATATTGGGAAGACCCAGATCAAGGGATTTCTTCAGGCTATTATACGGTTGAATTTATCAACGATAACAACGAACCCTGGAATTTAGATACTATTGTTTTAATTGCAAACGAGCATTCTGAAGCAGAGGTTTCTTTAAAAAAATTGTTATCAGATGCCCCGTCCAAAATTCTTTCACCAGCATAATGAATATTTTTTGTCGTATAGTGTGCTTCTTTTGTGGGCATGAGCCTTATAGAATAACATGGAATAACGCTTCATATATCAGAATGAAGAGAAAGGGTGGTCAAAAACGAAGTAAGCATATTCATAAATATCATACTAAGCATTATCGAGAGTATTGCATTAGATGTGGCAAACTTCTAAAAAAGAAATAACATAATGAGAACAACAAAAATATCATACCCTATACCTGTGGGGTACTTAGAACACGAAGCAACTCATAGCCGATTGAATGTGTATAGAAATATAAACTTTTTTCAACGCTTTATGATAAGGGTTTGTTTCGGTTTAGAGTTTCATAAATACTAAGTTATGGGTAAAATTACAATGTATGATAATTTAACAAGCGTTGTAGCGAAATTGAGCGAAGGAAACCCTGGGGCAATGAACGCTTGCTGCTTATTAATCAAAGAAGGAGGTTCTGTCTATCCATACAGAAACAGTTTTGAATATATTAAAGATTTGGATGAGCTTGGCATATATGGAACTGATATATATGTCCTGTGGAGTGACATTTGTCAACGTGATTTAGCAAAGATGATTGCCATGTTACGAATCGCAATGAGAGATGCAGACAAAGCGGATTTGCTCAGAAACGCTTGTGGTCGACAGGATTATTCTGGACGAAAATTATTGCAAGACGATGATATTTTCGGTTCAATTTTCAATTAAAATTTAGAAAAATGAAAAAGTATATTGGAACAAAGCAGATTGAAGCTGAACCTATGACAATGGGCGAGGCTTATGAAAGAGGTTTATTACAAGTTGGCAGAG